ATGAATTTTCAATTTCAACAAAGGACATACAAAAAGCAAAACGGAACGCAAGCTATACGATTAAGAATTTTCACATCAGCAAATGATATTCAGTATATAGATACTGGAATCTCTGTGCTAAAAAACCAATGGGATGATAAAAAACAACAAGTGAAAAAACATCCTATCGAGGAACAACTCAATGCCTCAATGAATGCATTGCTTAATGATGTGAAAATTCTTTATTACAAAAACGAAGGAGTATCCGCAAAACGATTGCTACAGATATACAAAAACTCAAAAAAATATGATGGATCCTCTTTGCTTAACTTCTACCAGTCTATAGTAGATGAAAATAAGATGAAAGGAGCTATAAGAACTGCTAAAACTCAACAACATTATATAGATAAACTCAGTAAGTTTGCCTCCTTTCTTAGTTTCACCGATATATCCCCTCTATGGGCAAAAGATTATGAAAAATGGCTTATCTCTCGTGGAAATAAACCTAATACAATAGCCTCCAATTTTAAATGCTTGAATGCTATACTTAATAAAGCTGTAAAAATGGGGCTTATTGAGAAAAACCCTCTCAAAGGGTATCAGATTAAAACAGTCAATTCTAAAAAAGATATACTATCTATAGAGGATATAAACTTATTAGAAAATTATGAAATAGCACCCCATTTTAAAGGGATGGAGTTGGCAAGGGATGTTTTTCTTTTTTCCTTCTATATGGCAGGTATGCGATTTAGTGATGTTTGCAAGCTCAAATGGGAGAATGTAACTGATACAGAGGTCGTCTATACCATGGGAAAATCAGAGAAAAGGGCAGGCGCTACTCGCTATATCCCTATAACTCCAAAAGTAAAACAAATTCTTGAACGATACAAGGCAAACAAAACATTTATCTTCCCTATACTTGATAAGTGTGACCTTAACAATATAGAAAAAGTGGAATATACTATATACATTGCTAATAATAAACTCAATAGATCTATTAAGATATTAGCAAAACATGCAGGTATCACCAAACATGTATCTATGCACATTGCAAAACACTCATTTGCCAGTTATGCTGTTAAAAATAATGTGAACTTATTCCATATATCTAAGCTGCTTGGACATACCAAGTTATCTACTACCGAACATTACCTAAGAGACTTTTTCCAAAAGGAACAAACCGATGTAATGAATAGTCTTTTTGGTCAATAAAGCCAAGAAAGATAGGGAGATGCTTAAACAGTTGAAAATAGAGATATAAACCTCTTAAAAACGAGCATCATTTTTTAAACGTTAAATTTCTTTCTTATTTCTTTATAATTTCTTAATTTTGTGGCTGATTTTATTAATACCAAAATTCCTATGGAAATAGAAGCAGAACTCAAAGGCAAATTGGAGCAGCTTTACAATCGTGTAGAGAGCCTAAAAGAACAAATTAATACTGAGGAAGCTACCAAAAATGCCTTTATCATGCCTTTCTTGCAAATACTCGGTTATGATGTATTCAATCCTACAGAGGTTATTCCTGAATATGTGGCTGACATTGGCACTAAGAAAGGGGAAAAGGTGGACTATGTTATTAAGAAGGATGGACAGGTAGTAATCATCATTGAGTGCAAGCATTGGAAAGAGAATATCAATGCACACAACTCCCAGTTACACCGATACTATCACGTTACAGATGCTCGCTTTGGAGTTATTACCAATGGGATCGTGTATGACTTCTTTACAGACCTTGAAAAACCAAATATCATGGATAACAATCCTTTTCTTACTGTGAATTTGGCTAACCTCAAGGACAGCACCATTAAGGAACTGGTGAAGTTTACCAAGGCTACCTTTAGCATTGATAATATATTGGAAAGTGCTGAAGCTCTCAAGTATGTACGTGCTTTCAAAAACGAGTTCGAGAAGGAAATACAGGAACCTTCCGATGATTTTATCAAGCTGTTGGCGCGTCGATTCTTTGATAAACAAATCACCTCTGGGCGTTTGGAAATATTCCGTGAGTATCTAAGGCGTGCAATGACTTCCTATTTCAATGATACAATTAATAATCGTCTAAAAACAGCCCTTGACATTAACGAGGGTAAAACACCACAACCAAAGGAAGAACCCGCAGGGACTGAGCTTATAGAAGAGGAAGACGAAAATAGAATTGTTACCACTGAGGAAGAGTTAGAAGGTTTTCAGATAGTCAAAGCTATTCTCAGGGAGAAAATACCCGCTTCACGTATCGCCTACCGAGATACTATTTCCTATTTTGGAGTATTACTTGATGATAACAACCGTAAGCCAATTTGCAGGTTGCATTTCAACGGAGCAAAGAAATATATCGAGTTCTTTGACAAAGGAAAAGACAGCTCCGAAAAGGTACTCCTTGACAGCTTGGACGATATTTACATCCACAAGGAACGCCTATTACATACTATTGAGATTTACTAACTTAATTACATAACATATGAGAAAAATTCTATTGCTCCTTGTGGGGCTAATCGCTTTGGGGTGCTCTAAGAGTGAGGATAAGGAAGAAGATTTTAGTCAGTATAAGCTGAATGTTCCAGAATGGTTGGTTGGTAGATGGGAATATATATCAGGAGGTATTGATTATTCTTTTGAATTTACAAAGGATGATTATAGACTTTTTAATGGGTCGTATTTTGAGACACAAAAATCACGATTAGTTGAACAAAAAGAATATTCTTATGAGTTACGAGGAAATAATCGACATATGTATTATTTTATAGAGTTTCGTCCTCAAAGCAATACTTATTATAAACATAGTTATGAATGGGCAGAGTGGACAGAAAAATCTCCTTATTTTGAAGGAAGGGAAATGTTTAAAATAAAATATGAAAAAGTGACTAAATATGGAGCTGAAATTGAAGTTATTTCGGAAGGAGAAGATTTCTATAGGAAAGTCAAATAAACTAAAAGCCCCTTTATTGGGGCTTTTTTATGTCCTTATTTTAATTCCTTTCGTGGTAAGTTCATTTATACCAGCTTTCATATTGGCAATATCCTTTTTCATTTCGTGAAGTTGAAAGGTGTTAGCTTCAATTCCTGCAAGGTGCTGCAATTGCCTTGCTGCATTACTCTGCATTGATTGATGCATTTCTTTAATAGAGTTAGCTATCTGTAAATTAGCATTCCTTATCTCTGCGCTTAGTTGGGTCTGCAATCTGAACTGCCCGTTAAGCTCGTCAGCACTATCTTGGCTCATTCGTGCAAACCCTTTTTCTGTAGCTCTACGACCTTGTTCATCATACATTTTTATTCCTGATTGTTCCAAAGCATCAAACATTGCTTTTGCTTTTTGTTCTCCTTTTTGGATTTCAGGTTTTAGAATATTATTTACAAAATCAATAGTTTTATTTTTGACCTTTTCATATACTTGTTCATTGTTAAGACCTATAGAAGAGGCATATAAATTATCCATATCATTTTGAAAACTGTCAAAAATCTTTTTGATTTGCTCTGTTACTAAAGTCTGTTTTATTACATTTTTCATTACACGAGCCACTGTTTGTCCAAAGTTTTCAAATGCATTTCCTCCTTTCTCTACCGCAGAAACAATACTATCCACAAATCCTGTACCTAATTCTCCAAATGTTTGTTGAGTATATTCCTTGAGGACATTTTTATATTCTTTCAGTTTTTCTTTAGCCTCTTTTACACTCCTAATTATATTAACTATTTCCTGGTCTGTATTATGGGTGTGTTCTGCAAAATCTTGAAACCATTTTAAATCAAATTTTTCTAAAAAACTATAGTCAATGTTCCCTTTACTATCAACAAAAGAACCAAACTTATCCTTAAATGATTTTGTTTCAGCAACTTTCTCCGCCCCCCAATAAGGTATTCCCCAATTTGATTTTTGCCAAACCCACCTTGTTCGAAAGTGGTCGAAAACTTGTTTATTTTGTGCATTAATCAAGTCCTGACGAATTTTGTTCACTTTGTCATTGTAATTCTTAATAACATCTATCTGTTTACCTATTTTATCAGTTGTTAAAGCATTAGAGTATTTTTCCCCTTTTAAGATTCTTTCATCAATAAGATCATTTATTTTTTTCTCTAATTGATATTGCTCCTCTTTCCATTGTTTTTCTCTTTGTCTTGCTCTTTCTTTATCACTTTCAACTTTTTCATAAATTCCATAAACTGTACCAACTACAGCCCCAATTGCTGCTCCCCATCCACTTCCTACGGAATTTCCTACTTGTGCAAAAGAAAGAGCTTTACTTACAATACTACTCATTTCTTTTATACTTTCTCCAAAGTTTCTCAAGCTATCATTTCCCGTACTCTGCCCCAGTTTTTCAAACTCTTGCCCTAATTGACCAAACTCTCCAGTGATAGACTGAGCATCAGAAAGAACGCCTTGTAGCGATTCTTCCCATTCTATAGTATTTGGTTTAAACTTGAATATAGCTTGAATATTTTTACCAAGCCTTCCAAAGACTGTATCGCTACGGTCTGCTGTATCTCTTGCTTGCTCTAATTGTTGTTTTAGGTTTTGGACATAGTCCACATTGTCCTTATCGCTCATGTCAAGTATACTTGCCAACTGGTCAATCTCTTTTTCAGCATCGACTATGGTTTGGCGTATCTCCTTGACAGTCTTTTTACGTAGGTTCTCAAATAGTTTAGCAATGGCTGTACCCTCTTTTTTGTAGAGTATATCCAACTTCTTAAGCTCACGAGCTTTTTCGTCTTGTGCTTTCTTCACTTGTGGAGCATCTGCACCTAATTTAGCTTGCATAGCGGCAATATCAGCGTTGTACTTCTCCTCAATGGCTTTGCGTTGGTCTGTATAGGTTTGGTACTTCTCCAATAGCTCTTTATACATAGCCTCTTGCTGGCGGGTATATTCGTCTAAATTATCCTGATTGAGGATTTCCTGATTTTTGGCTATTCTTGCCTTTTCTTCTTGAATGGCTGGGGTATCAGTGTTAAAATCTTGCCCTTTCTTCCACTTGCCCTCTGCTTCTGCTTTCTGCTTCTCTATTTCAATAAAAGCCTGTAACTCATCTTCTCCTTTTCGCTTGATTGTCTCGGCTCGTTTCTCATACTCAAAGACAAGCAGGGCGTTACGTTTTTCTGTGCCGTCCTTCATGGCTTTGATTTTAGCTTCGTCCTCCTCAAACATTCTATCCTTTTCCAAACGTTCCTTGTCCCTTTTATCCTTTTCATAGTCAAAAGTAGGAAGCTCGGATTTAGCCTTTGAGGTTTTCGAAGATGATTTTGGTTTGTTTACAGAAAAATCATCATATACCTTTTGGGCTTGTTTAAGGTTCTCTTTTGCAGTGGCAACAGCTTGTTTATAGTCATCCTCAGTCTTATACCCTGCTTTATTTTTGGTAATATCAGATAGTTCCTTTTCAGCTTGTTTTACCGCAGCAGCGTACTTCTTAGATAGGTCAGTATAACTATATGTTTGCTCGTGGAGTTTGTCTAATTGACTTTGTAGAATTTTACTTTGTGCTTGTAGTTCCTCTTCATTGAAAGCAAACCAATCACCTCCAAAATTCACCCCATGAGAAGCCCATTTGTTACCTGCTTTCTTTTGCTTTTGCAAGTCCGCAATGAGTTTTTGTCGGTGCTCTAACTCCTTCTTAATCTCACTCTCTGATAAGTTCTTTATATTAGAGCTCCAAGAAGCTAAAACATCTCCTTTTACATCATTCTTGGCGATTTTTTGTCTTTCTTTGATATACTCACTAACTTCGCCCATTTTATGAACCCAAGAGTTGCCAAACACACGAGTCATTTCCTTATCAAAAGCACTATTTTTCTTCAGTTCATTTACATTATACCCACTTTTACCTGCTTTTGCGTTGTTCAAAATCTTTTCAAAATCCTGATATTTCAAAAAGTCATTTGTACGTTGGAATTTCTTCTCTTCTGAATCGTGTTTCGCTATCTCCTGCTTTAACTTGAGTATATCGGCAAGTTTTAGTTTCTCAATATCATATTTAGCAAAGATATTCGGATACTCTTTTTGTAGAAGAATAAGTGCCTTTTGTCTGTCTGTATCGGCTAACGCCTGATTGGTAGCACTATCTATAAGCTCATCAATCTTTTGCTTATGCTGCTGCTCCCAGTCTATGGATTGTTGTTTTTGGTTGTTATAATCCTGTTGTGCCTTATCTGCCGCAGTAGTTTTGTCTTTCAAAGCCCATATAGCAGCACCTAATCCAACTACCGCAGTAGCTACTAATACATAAGGATTGGCTTTCATAGCAGCATTGAGAGCTTTAGTGGCAACAGTGGCAGCATTAGTAGCAGCAGTCTGTATGCCTTTAGCTATAGCATCTTCCTTGGCCGCTACTGCCCAACCTTTGGTAAGTGCAATATTCATTAGTACAGCAGTTCTATACGCTCCATAGGTAACAATAAGCCCCGCTATCACCTTTCCTAATGTCTTGTAATTCTCAACCAAGAAAGTAACCCCTTGAATAGCCCCTGATATATAGCCCTCGCTTGCTTTTCCTATATCATTAAGCATTTGGTCGAAGCTATCCCCAAGGTTGGATATTTGCCCTCCTAATGACTTGCTTTGTTCTACCATTAGGTTAAAGAAAAGCCCGCCCTCATTGGTCATATTCTTTATAACCGCTTGTACCTCTGGAAAGCCTATTTTCCCCGCAGAAACCATGTCTTTAATCTCGGTTTCGCTCTTACCTACAACCTTACTCAATTCGGCTATAATAGGAATACCTGCATTCATGAACTGGTATAGGTCATTGGTCATTAGCTTTCCTTGTGCTTTGACTTGTCCGTACACATGAATAAGTTGCCCCATAGGAACACCTAATCCCGCAGCGACATCACCCATACGGCGTAGGGTCTCGGTTACTTCCTCGGCAGGGACTTGAAAGGCAAGTAAACGCTTAGCCCCTTCAGATACTTCCTCTAATCCGAAAGGGGTTTTAGCTGCTAAATCAGCCATTTGCGCCATTAGATCATTGGCTTTCTCCTTGCTCTTTAGCATAGTACCAAAGGATATTTCAAGCTGTTGAAATTGCGAGCGGACAGCTACCACCTGCTTAATGAAGGCTGACGCTCCCTGCAAAGTAAAATAGGCAGTAGCCCCCTTGATAAGGTTCTGCCATACTTCGGCTTGTTTTTTACCTTCTTCCTTAGTCTTTTCTGTCAAGCTCTCAAATTGCTTTTTGATAGCCTCAATATCTTTCTTTATATCTGTTTGGTCTGCTCTTACCTCAAAGAGTAGTCTACCTTCATTTTCTTGCATAGTGGTTTGTTTATTACTGGATTGCTTTTAATTTCGAGAGAAAGCCCGCGAAGTCAGTTCGTGTTTCATTTTTTGGTGATTCCTTTTTGTCTTTCTTATCGTAATCATACGAGGGTATCACAGAACTATATAGCATTACATTGGCGTAACTCATATTTAGCACATACTCAAAGGTTAGCCTGTACTGTTTGGCAAACGAGCCTACGAGCCCCCAGATACTATCGTTTCGTTCTCCACCTCCTTCGTTGGTTTGGTGATCATCATTCCTTTGAGGGAAGTGGAAATTACGAAAAAAGAGCGTATATCCATTTGTCCTATTACCTTGAAAAAGGCTTCGGATATTTCAGATACAGGAGCTTTAGTCAATTTATTAGCTAATACCTCCCCTTGGGTAATATTCTTCTTTCGTTTCCAAAACTGCCAAAAAGGGGGGCGCACTATCTCTGTGAAGCGGTTACCTAAGAGGATAACAGCCACAGCCCATGCTATATTCTCGTAATCTTCCGCCTTGTGAACAATAGAGCCGAATATATGCTCCTCGTCAATGGTATCGGCGGGTATCTTGCTGATGTACTTTGAAGCCCTTACCAATGTAATAATAGAGGGCGGAGCGACTTTATACGCTTCGCCCCCAATGATTATTGTGGTTGGTTCTTCAAGTAGTGTTTGTGCTACTTTCTCTTCCATAAGGTTACGCTACTTTTTCGGTTGAAAAATATCCTTTACCACCATCAAGTGAAGTGATTTCAATTTCTATATTGTAGCCACTTTCCTCGTCATAGGTAAGAGTCCCTGTCATAGAACAGTAGAATATATCTACTTTTTCAGCTCCTGACACTTTAGGAATAATAGATACTGAGAATTTCTTTTTGGAAACAAAAGACTTCATAACGAGTTTATCTCCTACTTCTTCAATATCCCAAATCTCAGAAAGTAGTGCCTTACTAAAGTTTTTTACAGTACATTTAAACTTGTAAGTAGGCTCTCCTTTCATTTGGTCAATGATTTTACCCCCGATGGCTATCCATTTGTACTCCTTACCATCTTCTTTATCTATATTGTAACTGCCTTCTTTGACAATCCCTAATGTCTTAAGAACAGTACCCATTGCGCCTCCTGCTCCTGGCGCTCCGAACTTGAATTCTACTTCGCCCCAAGTAGTGGCGTTGTTATCTACGTATGCCATAATATAAAAAATTAATTGTTAATGATTAATTACTTTGTTAGGTTTCTAATGTCTGACTACTGAAACCTGACTACTGATTAAATGTGTTATACCTAAATTTAATTTTTGCGTTGATGAAAAACTGCTTTATATCCATATCTTCAAAGGTCTGTATCATCTGATGAAGTTGTAACTTGTAATTGCGCAAGGCTGTCTTAGCTTCCTCGATAATTGGCATTAAAGCCTGCTCTATAGCTTCACAACGTACAAAGTTTTTCCTATACTGATTGTCGTTATTCTTTGCCATCGGGACGAATATATTTATATTAATTACTCCCGTCTGGTACTGACCATCTAAGCCCGTAAGGAATGATATTACACAATCCTCTTTTTGTGAGTTTAAGGGGCGTACCCCATTGCGGTAAGTTTGCCCATTGATAAGTGGGTCTATCTTATCCTTAAAGTACTTATATAGGTCGGCTTCTATTTGTGAGGCTGTTTTTTTCATTGCGATAATGCTTTTAAGAGTTTCGGAACTTCACGCTCAGCCAATAGTTCAGCGGAAGTAAGTACATTGTAATTACGGGCTTCTACATAGCTTGCGTACTTCATTCCTGCAACCACAACAAGCACAAACCCCTTTGGATATTGAGATGTTACTTTATTGATGAATGCTTCACCTTCTATTTGTCCGTCTTTTCCTTTCTTTGTTCCTTTTTCAGTAGGGGTAAAACCTCCTTTTTCAATCGGTTTGCCGTCTTTTAAGACAATATACCCAATGGACGAACGGAGGTTACCAGTCCTATCCTGATAACTACCATACTCACGCGCTTCATTGATACACTTTTCACCTACAAAGCGCAGGATACGAATGATTTTCTCTTCGTATTTGGCTATCTTTTCTTGGAGCATACGCTCAATATCTGCGGGGGTGAATTGTGGTGTTATCATACGAATATACGGCAATGGAAATAATCAGTGGAAAAACGAATTACCTGTTTTTCGAGACGAATATTACCCTCAGTATCTACTACCTGAACCGTGGTTCCTGCTGCTATTGGAGGCGTTCCTTTTGGAGCATAGATAGTAGCGGTACAATCAAAGATTTGCCCATCTGTTTTACTTATCTTTTGCCCAGCTCCTGCTATCTCATCACGACATACGCCTACTTCCTCCCATATTATAGGGTCTGTGGGATAGATAGGTATGCCGTCCTCATTGATAGTTGGGTCTTGGGATACTTTTTTCTTTAGTAAATATGGGTATATCTTCATCTTTAAAACATATTCGTAATATCTCTAACAGTGGCTTTTTCCTCTAACAAATTGACCCTACCAAGTTGCTTACAAAGCAAATTGTAAAAGGCAGTAATAGCTGATTTGTCATAAGAAAAGGATAAACCACCTTCAGAAAAGGACACTGGGCGCAATAAGAGTTCAGGAATAAGGTTGTAGAAAAAGAGCTTTGTCTTTCTCTCGTTCTCCTCGTTGAACTCATCAGAAAGCCCCAATCCTACCCGTTGCATTTCGGCAACAAGTAGGGTAGTGGGGTATTCTACATTCCAGAGTTTAAGTTTTTCATCAATATACGCTTGCGCTGTCATCGTTAGCTTAATTTGGTTTTCAAAATTAGCTTTCGGCTTACATTGTTAAGCACTGGTGTAGCGAATGCTGTTGCCTTTGTTGAAAGCATTTCAGGGTCTTGCTCAGCCCAAGTACTCACCAAAATAAAGCTATCGGAAACTACCTTAGTAGTAGTTTCGTCTTTACGGCTAAATGTAGGTGTTATGGTGTAATATGTTTCACCGACTTGAGTGTTGTCAGTAAAATGAATGTTACCCAATTCCCAACCGCTGGTAGTGGTTTTAACACCTGACTTAGCTTCTTCACTTACATAGCTTTCCCAAATTATCACTTCAGGAAGTCCGTGTGCTCTTAGTGTCTCATTAAGCTGTGCCAAAGTAGGCTCTTGTGCTACGTTAAGTGCGTTTTGAGCAAAGGAAGCTGTAAATTTCACTACGCTTGTAGATTTTACCATTTGGAAGAATGTAGGTCTATCCATAATAGCATAAGCATAACGGAATCCTTTCTTAACAGCTTCTTCTTGTACTTTTCTAAAGTCAGCGATAGGGTCAAATGTAGCTGCATTGGCTGGTAAAAACCAATCTTTTGCAGTGTTTTCAGTACCCACACCAAATTTTACTTTAGCACCTGCCATAAGTGTATATTCTCCTTTAGAAACGGCTTGTTTAGCGAGTAATTCCAAACGAGCGTTTACCCCATTGACACAAAAGATAGGGTCTTCATAAATAGACTTTAGAAGTTCTTTGTAAGCACTTGAGTCTTTACCTCCATAACGATTTGAAATTGCACGGATATTATCCAAACGGATAGTATCGCGCTCAGTCATATCACGGGCTACTTCAATTTTAGGGATTTCCCCTTTTACTTTTTCTACAAAGTCACGACTTTTACGTGGAGATTTTGAGCCGATAGCCACAATTTCAGCAGCAACCTTGTTATCGGTATTTTTCTCAATAGAAGCCCAATCTAAGGTTGTGTTGAACTTCAAAGGGAAATAATTACGATACTGCAAGTCTCCTAACGGATTGTTATTTACCACGAATTGCAAATCAGCTTCACGAAATTCGGGCACGATGTTTACAGCATTAATTGTATTTGCCATTTGTTTGTTGTTTTAAAGATTAATAAAAAGTGATACGGGTAAGGACTTTTTTCATAAATCCTACACCTGCTTTTTCTTTATCAGGCAAAGCCTCAGTGCGAGCAGTACCCGATAAAACTACAGCTACCATAGGAAAATCGTCAATAGCAATGTCTTCAGCTGTAAGTCCTACGGCTGTAGAAATGTTAGTGTCTGAAAAAGTTTCATTCACTGGCTTGTAAGTCCCGTCAGTATGAGGAACAAGGAGCGTACCTGCGGGTACTACGCCATCTGTAAAGCGTTTTTTAGCTTCAGTAGCGTTAATGTGTACCCCAGCTGGGAGGGTGGCTAATACTTGGTCAAAAACAACTATTTGCCTACCTGCGGTTTGTTTAGTTATCTGTTTCATTGTTTTTTAAATAATGCTTGTACTTCTGCGGAAGGTTCATTTTCTTTCAATCCACCTCCTATAATAGGTCTTGAATGAGAGGAAAGCCCTGTATTGGCTTGGGTCTGCAAAAACGCTTGTTCATCAGCTTTTAGTTCGCTGACAAAGGCATCCATTTCGGTATCGTCTTTGAAAGTACGCCCTAAGTGATGTTTGTAGAACGGTTCTGATACCCCCTGCGCTTTGAGTTGGTTTAGGAAACGCTCCTTAGCGGTTTGTTGTTGCTTCTCTGCTTGAAAGGCTGCAATGGTTTCATTTTGTTTATTGACAGCTTCCAAAAGACCACTTGCCCACGCTGGCATTTCGTCATGTTTAGGTTCTGTGGGTGGAGTAGGTGGGTTTTGAGGATTTTGATTAGATTTAGCCCTCATTTCTTCGAGTTCTTTCTCTAATTTCTTGCGAGCTTCCTCAGCTTTGGAAAGGCTGGTACGCCCTTTGTCTGTTACTGATTGCAATAGCTTGACTTCTTCCTCAACTCCTTTAACGGCATTTTCGATTTCACTTTCTTCTTTAACCGCATTTGCTAAACGAGTAGCAATTGCTTTTAAAACAGATTCCTCTAACCCCAAGTGCGCATACTTGGTTTTGAGTGATTGTAATAATTTATCTACCATAGATGTACAATATTTAATATATGCAAAGGTACACAAGGTCTTGAGAATAAGATGTATATCAGTTTGTATAAAATTCGTTCTTTTTTTGTATTTTTTTTGTTTTTCTTATTAAGAAAAGCTTAACAACATATCAAAATAAAAAAGTAACAAAAAGTATTGCGCAATAAAAAATAATTTGTATCTTTGCGGTGTCAAAATAAGATAATGTATAACAAATAAAATTTTAAAGACATGAATGCAACAATTAAACTCACCTACAATGTAGTATTCAATGACGACAACGACTCTAACGATAAAGGCTTCGAGCAGACATTAGACTATTGCAAGAACTACATAGCTACCTATAATGGCACTAATGAAAGTTACTTCGCTGATTATAAAGGCGGCATTGTTCAGATAGTGTGTAACGAGACTGAAGAGGTGGTGTATGAAGAAGAAGTAAGGTAGTGTACAACAAGCCCTCTTAATTGAGAGCTTTAAAAATAAAACAATATGAATATAGATGATATTTTTAATCAAAAATATGAGGTAGCCGATGTGGTTATACCTAAGTTTTTATTAGCAGAAAATCCTATCGTGCCAAATATTGACCTTACCTACATATACTCACCTCACTATATGAGCCTAATAATGGTAATTGAAGAGAATAGCGAGATTGTAAGTCTCAATGACATATATAGAGCTATGCCGCAGCAACTATTCGTATATGATAAACTTGAACAATTTAGGTTTGTTGTCATTCAGAATAATGTAATGAGCACGGGGGGTATATATGCCCCTATTATATCAGTAGAACAATTCATTGAAGAAGCGTGGCAATGGTACAAGAGCTATCTTGACTGGGAACTAGCACAAATGCAAGGATTATGACCACACAAGAAAAAGTATTATACATTATTAATCTATTAGAGCTATCAGATAGGCAGGTTGCTGCTGCCATAGGTAAGGCTATATCTACGACAACTCATAAGAGGTTGCAATTAGGTCGCAATAAATTCACAGATGATGACCTTAACAACCTCAAGAACTATTACATTGACAAACTAAGGCAGATAGAAGAATTGCAATAAAAAAAGCCCTCACTACGAGGGCTTAATTATTTACCGAAATAGCTTCAATCTCCACAAGAGCAAAGCAAATATACCAAGTAATAAAGCTCCTATTATAAGTGCAAAGGGAATTGTTCTAACTTCTTTCTGCACCTGCTTAGTGGCTTGTGTATGTTGTGTTTGTATCTCGGTTTTTTGGTTTATCTTATTATCTATATAAAGAGTAGTATCAGCTTGTTGCAAGCTCTTAGAAAGGTTATCTATGGTTTTAAGGGTTACCTTTCCGCCCTGTACTCTTATGGTCTCCTTGTCTCCGTCCCTGATACGATAATACACTACTTCCTTAGTGTTTCCTACACTGTCCTTGTCGCTTTCAAGGGTGATTTCATAGGATTGTGATTGTTGCACTTCAAAAGCGCTTACCTTTTGGAACTTTTCTATATGTATGGAGCTGTCTTTTACATCCTTTCTTTCGCTCTTTTGCTCTTCTTTCAGCTCGGTTCGGTTTGATTTTTTGCTTTTGCAACCAATCAGCAACAAAAGGGCTAATAGTAAATACAAAATCTTTCTCATACATAACTATTTTACTTTTTCAATTTCTTTAATCAATGTTTTGAGGCTCTCTGCATAGTTAGGAGCAGTGGCATAACCTGCCTTTGCAACTTCTTCAGCGAACTTGTAAAGGTCTGCTTTAACCTCCAACGCTTTGGCGTATCGCTTGTTCCTGAAAAAGAATTGAGCATGGTCTGTAAAACATTCTTCAGGGGTATCGTACTTCATAAACCAATCTCGTACGATATACAAGTATTTGCCGTCTGTACGTTTGGTGATACTAATTACTTCAGGGAATTTGCTCTTTTCGTTAGGGGTAGCCAATACCTCCGTCGTTCTTAGGAGCTGCTTTTTCTCTTTAGGTGTGCTCTTTAGGGCTTTTACTCCAAAAAACATATTCCCTCGGACACTCTTACCCCAGCCACTCTCAAGCCCTGCTTGTGCTAAAATAAAGAGATGAGAAATACCCGTCTTACGCTCTGTTTCCAATGCGTAGGGCTTGTAGGTTTTGATAAAATTAAGCTGTGTTTGGTTCATGGTCTTCTGTTTTAGAATTATCACTTTCTTTCATATAATTAGAAATAGTCTTAGCTACTTCCTCTAAGTTATCACGATTGATAAATACCTGTTGAATGGCTTGTCCTGCACGGTCTAATCGAACTTTGTCTTCTGCTTTCTCACGTATCGATTTGATTTCGATAAGACATAAGACTACGGCTATAAAGAATGTACAAAATGGGAATAACCAAATCGAATATTGATAATAGGTTTCTAAAAACCAAGAAAGCATTCCATACATACTATCCACAATAGTACATGCTATCAGGATATTGTAGTATTGTGCCATTTTGCTAATGGTACGCCTATATCCGTATGAGTTACGCGCAATACCCAAACGTTTAGCCTTACGAACACCACTCCAAAGGTCTGCAAATATCATAAGTAGTACAAGAATATAGATACAGAGTAGTATCCAAAGAATTACAAATATTTTTTCCATTTATTTTTTTGTTATTGACTATTATTTTTAAAAATAAGCAATGAACCTCCACATACCTCTTACTTTGAGGTAGTCAAGGTTGCTTTGGTTAGCGTAGGCTTCCCTTTCAAATATGATATTGCGGTAAGCCTTATCCCAATTGCGATAGCGTAAATACTTGAAAGGAAAATCAAGGAAATACCAGATATAGAAAAGGATTACCAGTAGTTCCTTTTGTTGTCGCAAATGGATACGTTCGTGATTGATAAGCACTTTATCGTACTTATCACTATCGTTGCGAACGAAGATGAAAGGATATAGGGTGATTGCCCTATACCCTTTTGGCACGAGAAACCTATTTTTTCGTATCATTGGCTTTTGGTTTTTCAGTGTTTTCTCCTTTGATGATCGCCGAGCAAGTGGTATGAATATGCTTTATCAAGTCAATATCCGATGGTTGGAAATTGTTGTTTTGCATATTGAAATCATGCTCGGTTACTGTTCCTTGCAAATAGGAATATCCTACTTGTCCTTCTGTACTTTTCTGTACAGAAAAAGCCACTGCTTGTGGATCTTGGTCTTTCTCAAATTCGTAAGAGTACATCACAATAGCATTCTGTACTTCTTCTTGTGCGGTGATACGCGTTGTTTTTTGAATGATTTGCATATTTGTATAAATTAAATTTTAATAATCGTGTCCTGTTATATAATAATGACTGTTATAGTAGCGCAATTTTAATACATCTCCTTTACCCATATCCATATATCCAAAGTTATTACCTTTATGCCAATTCCCATTGTTATCTACCAAAGCTCCTCCATTAACACCTTGTATTCTGACTCTCCTTCCTTCCACATGGATAGACATTACAATAACAAGTTCAAAGGATACATTGTTTACCCCAACTATTTGATTTATTTGTTGTACATTAGGAAGATATACAGTTCTAAAATCAGTAGTTACTCCTGTAAATATAAACGTATGAGTATACTTTATATTATCAACGATAGTATTAATATCAGCTACTCCTATATATCCATCATCATAAATAGCCCTCTTTCCAATACTTGATATATTCCCATCTATAAATTGAGCTAAAGCATTGTCAGAGGATATATGATTAGGTCTTATCTTAATGTAAGAACCTATTCGATTATAAGAACGTCCTGTGTATTCAATCTTTTGTGCAATATAGGTATTAACACCAACAGCAGCATTAAAGGCCCCAAATGAAGCAAAAAGACCATCAAAAGAAGATCTACTATCAACTATAATACCCCTATTCCCTATTTCTATTTCCGAAGTATCAGCGCTACCTGCATATATCCTTCCTCTCTTTTCATTTTCTTCAGAATTAATATAAAACTGCCCAATTTGTCCACTTGTAGCTTCAATCTCTCCTGATATATGGGCATTGGTAGCCCATAGTTCGCCGTTATCATCTACTCTGAAAGGAGCTTGTTCTTTTTGAGAATATGGTTTGCCTGCGAAGAAACGTATAGAGTTACCAGCTAAACCAGCCCCATTAATACCAGCGTTTCCTCCTAATGTATTTCCAACAGTTAAAGCACCAGTAGTGATGGTGTTTTTAACAATACCTGTCTCTCCTGTATAATCAGCACCTTTACTAAACATACCATTGATATATTTTATATTGGCTTTTTCCGCTTCATTGATAGCCATTGCGTTTTTGTCAATGATACCCAAATCTACCATGGTATACCATACATCTTCAGGGGCAGGTGTCCAGTCTGTGGGTTTGTTACCTTTTTCAAGTTTTAGCAGTTCAAAATCACACTCATAAGGAACTTGTTTTGTATGTGCAAAAAGTTTTTTGTATGCTTTTGATGCAGTAAAGGGAATACCATTATGAATCAATTGTGCGTCACCCCATACAGTATTCCAAAGGAAAAATAAAGGTTCTGTTTTGTAGTTTTTAAATTTAAAAACGTAAGTTTCTCCTACTTCTAAGGTTTGAGATAAATCATACCATTTAACATATCCATATACTGAAAAAGATTGGGATATTCTTGGTTTTGAATTTAATATAAGGTTTCTCCCCCCAATATTTAACTCATCCACTTTTTGTTGTGCAAATGTTTTAGCCTCTTGTAGTTTCTGTTGAAGTTGTTGTATTTGTCTTTGTTCTGCTTCTGTAATTTTGCCGTCTGCTGCTGCTATAGCTTGTGTTTTGGTGAGTTCTGCTTGTGCTCGTGCGTATGCTTCGGTAGCGGTTTTTGCTGTTGTAATCTGAGATTCTAAATCACCAGGAGCAGGAGTCCATTCAGTAAAACGATTGCCTCGTTCGAGCTTTATCCATTCTATCGTACTTTCAGTAGTAATATATGAATGATAAGTATAAATCCAAATTGTTTTATTATCAGTTGTTCTACCATTAATAACTTTTTTCCAGTTAAATGTGTTTTGATAAATACCATTGCCTTTGTCAAATAGTTGAGATAACTCAAGAAAATCACCACTATTATATACGGCAAAAACGGTCTTTCCAGTTCCTAATTTTCCTTTAATAGTTAAGGTTACAGCCGCTCCTTCATTAATATTTTCTGTTAATTCATATATAGCAATATTATAGTTGTTATTAGTGATTCTTTTACCACTATTTTTTAACAAATTCCTTCCACCAACCTGAATATTGTTTAGCCTACTCTCCAATGACTGCAAATCAGGATTTATAAGTTGTTTTATCTCGGTTTTGTTGCCATCTGTTATTTTGAGATTGGCTTTGATTTCTATATGGTCATCAAAGAGGTGTATATACTGCTCTCCATTTCCTGATGTTATCTTATCGGTTTTGATTTGTCCACCTGTGATTTCTGTAAATCCATTGAGTTTTGCTATACCTCGCTCACCTTCATATTCTGAATTGATGGTGGCATATAGGAAATGATAAAAGCCTGCTTCTTGCTCTATATCTATTTTATTCTCTGATAGGATAAACTCGCCCGTTTCAGCGGTTTTGGATGCTTTGATATAGAGGTAGTAGGTTTTAGCCTTATCGTCTAATCTACCTGATACGAAAGCAGGAATATTCCAATACTTATAGCTGTTAGCATCACGATTAGGGGTTATATCGCTACTTCCTAATGTAAAGTGTTTGAGCCACCCACTACCTGCATTGATTTGCTTGCTATTCTTGTCGAAATAGAGTGTGTGAGGGGTTTTTACTGGGTTTGTTTTTGAGACTACAAAATCAAATTGAGTAGATTTGTTACCTATGAGAGCCATCATGGTTTGTACAGTAGCAGGGACGATGCTCTTAGTATATTCAGGAAAGGCTGCTTCTATCTGTTTGATGGTTTCTTGGGCATCACGCCAGCTTCTTTTGGTTAGTGATTGTGTGCGCTTATTGAGTTCTCCAAAATATACTTCTTGGTTTTGGAGTTTGCGCATTTCAGAAACAAAAGAATGCCCTTGTACCTTATTGGATAGCTCTATTTGTGGGCTATAGGGGTTATTTACATATTCTTTTAAACCTACAATACGAATAGCTACGGGGGTACGTTGAAACTCGGTATCTGAAAAATTGATATAAGCCCCCATTTTGAGACGCCCTCCTACATTTACCCAGTTCTTTTTAGCCCATATCCCGTCTAAATCACCAGTGAAAGTGAACATGTCTGTTCTATTTTCATACAAGTATTTGCACGCTTCCTTCATCATCTCCCAACTTGCACCCGTTTTTGTGTTATCATCACAAATATAAGCATTAGGCATTTGCATATTATAGACGGAATATTCATCACCTATAGCAGGTTTGAATATGTCATTAGGCATTGTTACGCCGTCTTCCTCTTTGGGTACGAGTTGAAACTTTTTTTGATTGTGGTCGTATTTCTGTACCTCAAACTCTCTACCTGAGAGCATACCGCTTTCAAAGTAGATAAGCATTTTTTCACCTTTGATTTGCATTGCATTGAAATCAAGGGCTTGAGGTATGGAGGTGTCGGTAAAATCATAGAAGTGTTTGTCGTGATCCACTTCAAAGACTTCTGTAATAGTACCTTTACGCTTAGGATATATATGAGACAAATCAAGGCTTTGCTCATTGATAAATCCGTTATTTTGCGCATTCTTGATAGCTATTGATAGCCCTTTGTCATCTGAAAGGAATGTTACCCCTTCATATATGTACTCTTGTGATTTGGGTAGCAATAATTCCTTGTTGCCATACTTAGAGCGGTCAATATTACGGTCGCCTCCTTGTACATAGAGGCGGGTGATACGGCTTTGTTCAGTAGTGCGACTTACACCGGTTTTGAAGCCTTTGCCTTTGCCATATTGGAGGGGTAGGGGATTGTTCTTGAAATACTCTACCTTATGCAAATGAATAGTTTTACCTATAATCTCGTATTCTGTCTCAAAAGCCTTGGCTATCATTTCCAATGCTTCGAGGCAGTTATTATGGTTGTAAGATACAAGTTTCTCTGAGGCTTCTATACAATTACCTACTTGCCACCCGCTATCTATCATATTAAGACAATCTACTAATATCTGAATATGATAACGAGGGGAAGCTGTAAAAGGAAATTTAAGGGTTTTATCGTTGGGGTTACGAAACTTGTAATTCTTGAGATTTACCCCCTCACTATCCATGGTAAGGGTATATTCAAAGTGTCGTGTGTTATGTTTTACGATTTTAGCGGGCTGATTGAGTGTGTACCTCTCATTAGCAAATTCACACCATGCACCAGTAGGTATATCTGTATAAGAAGGTAATGCAAAATATAAGGTAAGGGTGTGTTCTCCCATAATGGAGCGGTATCGGTAGCTCTCATCAGTAGGGAGGACATCTATATAGGTGCTATTAAAATGAAGTTGCATAGTTATTAGCGATTAGTGCTTAAATTCCAAACACAAAGATACACTATGCGTGAGACATACTCTTTATATGAGTTTGTTTATTTTTTGTATTTTCTTTGTATATTTTTTATACTACCACAAAGTAAAGGGTAAATTCCACTCTCAAAGTGTCTTTTGTGAGTAGCACCTCTTTTACACTTGCTTTTTGATAGATAGCCTTAAAGGTACTACCCAAAGCATTAATGGAGCGTTCTCCTCTTTGAGAAAGGTTGTATAATAGCGCTTCGTACAATTTCCAAAAGCTATTGACAGGCTGTTTGATATAGCAGAGAAGCTCAAGGGTACGTTCCTTAAACACATTAGGATATTCAGCATATTGTACTCCCATAATGGTATTGCTTGTAGTAGTTAGGTGTTCTTTAACCTCATAGCTCTTTAGTAGGTTGCTTTCATTCTCCTCCAATAAGTAAATACCATACTTGGATAGGTCTATGTTGTCAATTGTAAAACCTGAAGGAGGTAAAGTGTCATTAGGGGCAATATAGGTATAACCTTGTAAGGGGGTATCATTAGCAAAAGTAACTTCGAATGAGATATACCCTTGCTCTTCTTTAGCTTTTTTCACCCCTATAAATCGAAATCGGAAAGACTTACCCAACTCCTCGAAGTGAAAATCGTTATAAGTCTGTGCTGTGAGAAAGGATATAAAAGGGTCGTATTGATTACTTTTAGAAATAAAAGATAATGAAAAAGAGAATGTGTCTAATTGTGGATCGTCAGTGTCGTATTCTTTGCCGTAATACTCTGCCCAGTCGTTACTATTTAGTTTTTTGAGAGAAGGAAAGCAAAGTAAATCCTTGTAGTTTCCATCTAAAAGGTAGGTATGGTAGGTAGCTTGTATGTCAATATTGTTAATTTTCATATTTTTGTTGATATTTAAAAGAATTGTTGTACCTTTGCATTGCAAAAGGGTATTAAGAACTTTTGCAAGGGCAACGCCCGCCAGAGCGTAATTGCGGTTATATCCCGAAGCTCACTAACTACCTTGAATATTGTGAGTTCAAGGTAGTTTTTTATTTAGAAGAAGCCTTTTACTAACTTTCTGTATTTACCTAATTTAAATTCTTTTTCAGATATTTCTAATATATCATTGTGTTTGTTCAACAGTATCATATTACCGAGTCCTTTTCCTTTTCTTTTTAATTCTTCAATAGACTGCACAAACAAATCTGTATTTCCATTTTCTAATTGTAATATGACATTATCAGATTGTAAAAATCCTTTTTCAATATCTGCTTTTAGGGTTCCTATCTTTTTAGTAGTACTATGTTTAAAATCAGCAATTACTAATTTGTTTTTGAAATGAACGATAGCATCGGCGCTGCTTATATTTTCATATTCAGGTAATAGAGCGACAGATTTTCCTTTCTCGTTAAGTGCTTTTGCCATTGCTAATGTGTTATTTAGGCTTTCTCCTTTACCTTTATGTAGGTCAAAGATAACAGTCTTAGCACCGTTTGTTTCGTGTTGAAAGATGAGTTTTGCTCTGTTGTCGTCTATTATTTCCTGTAAAAGGGCTTGCTTTTTGGCATTGCTACCTGCCCTCTTTAAATGCTCAACAATCATAGGTGAAAAAGGTTCAAAGGCTACATAAGTACTTTTTTGGAAAGACTGTGATACTTCTAATAACTTCTGTAATATATCCTTATCATTTCTGTTATCCTCAATAAAATAAGGCTTTGTTTTCCAATTTTTGAACCTATCTTTGTTATCAGTTACCCATTGCTTATAATTACTTGGCACATCATCTATGTAATTAGACGAACTTTCAGGGGGTAAAGTTTCATCGGCCTTTAGTTCCTTTATTAGTTCGTCTTCTGTCTTAAGAATAGTAACAATATGACACTTACAGCCTACATGCCATCCATGAAAGCGGAATGTTTTCGGATATTTTCCTTTGAGTTCATCACATACATCATATACTTTGTGCTGTGGGGATAGACGTACCTCAAAGCCTACTACATCAGGGTTTTGCTGTATCCGTAACCAATCAGCGGACTTATAGGCTACATTGATTTCATTACTAGCAAGGCGTAAGGCGTTTTTGTAGGCGGAGCGGTATACTCCTTGCCCAGGGTGATAGTTTTGGGCGTTTTTGCTTAATACAAGGTTGCCATATTTATCCCTGACCCTACGAAATAGAGCGGTAGGGTTATTCAGAAGGTTACGCACTTCGCGACTAAGCTGGACAGCGCTTTTACCCTCCTCTAAGGAAACAGATAAAGCAAGCTCTATTTCGGTTTGTGCTTTTTTAGCAATGTCCCATACTCGATTGGAGACCGTGAAATCTTTAATCTTACGTTTCTTAAAGGTCTCAAGGGCTTCTAAGTTCTGATACTTGGTTAGTCCTTCTCTTAGTAGGTGGTCTTGTTTGAGGTTGGCAAATGCCCATTCTTTGGTGATACCTTGCTTTATGATTTGGTCTAATTGGTTGCTGAAATTAGCTAATTCCTTTTCAAAGGCTTTTCCTTTTTTGGTAGCGGCAAAGGCAAATAAAGATTTTGTAACAAACTCTTTGAAGTCAGTTTTAAGAGCCAATGACACAGAAAAACCTACCCACTGATAGAATAAGCGTTCTATCTGTTGTAGGTAAGCGAGTAGGTGCTTTCTATGTTCGTTATCGTAATTCATTAGATACTTGCTTCATTGAGGCTGCTATTTTCCTCGTCTTTGATTTGCTGTAATTGGGCTTCAGGGTCTGTAATACCAAAGCGTTGCATAGCTTCTCGTTGTGATAATAAAGGTTTTCCTCCGTTGGCTTCCATAAGGGTACGTATCATCTCGGTATCATCGTCAATATCAAATGGGGTGATGATAGGTGTGATGTCTATGGTTTTGAGTTCTTTCTCAAAGGGGATATACATCTTGGAAAGGAAAGCCAAAATGATATTGATACGCCTTTGTAGAGCAGGGATAAATATAGCCTCGTTATCTTTTACCTTGAGATGAGCGGGTAGCCATGCGAGTTTGCGCCCTACGCCTGAGAGCATATTTCCTTTGCCTACATAGAACTCATCGGAAAGGTCAGGGGTATGTGTGAACTCGTGTATATCATGGCGATTCATTGTCATTTCTCTATCAAAATTATCATTAGCATTAGGAGGCACTACGAATTGCACATTACCCCCATCTTTTACCTCGAATACTTTGCCTCCCATATTATTGCCATACATTTTACCTTCTATCTTACCAGAAATCATTAGTATAGGCTCTCCGAACTTCTTATTACTTTCAGAAAAATAAGTGCGTTGTTCTTCTGCTATCTCAATAAGATGTTGTACACTATCCCATTCGGGCTTGTCTTGTTGGTATAGTACTACAGGTATTTTTCCTATGATGTTAGGTTTTACTTCGGTAGTAGTTTGTCCGTTTTTAGTGGTGAAAGTGTATATAAATTCAGCGGTGAAGGCTTGGAATACAATTTCGCCCTCTTTGGTGGTACTTTCAACGGCAAAAGATATAAGGTTGTTATTATCGTCAAATCGTGGGTATAGCTTGTACTTTTCAGGTGATAGCACCTTGTGGCGCAATAGGAATTTAGAAGGTACACCGTATTGCTCGTTTTCCTCCTCTTCTGGATACCACAACTCAGCTACTTGAGTGTATCGCTTTACCTCTGTACATATTTTATTATCTGAAAAGTTCATTTTATTTGCCTTGATAACCTCCTGAAAAGCAGTAAACAAAGTACTATCTTCAGCAGTATATTTGTAAGGTATAGCAGTTTGGAACATGGTAGCAATTTCAACGATACGCTTTTGATAGGGTAAGCCTATACGATTGAGGGAACGAGTACGCTTTTCAAAACGTGGTTTGTTCTGACTATCTAATAAGGGATTACCTACTTCGTCAGTGAGTGGTATCATTATTTCAGGGTCAGGATAACGGTGCTTATTGGTAAGTATTTCGTGTTTTTTAACATCATATTGACGCTGATAAGTAGAAATATCTATTAATGTTACTCCTTGTTTGAATTCTTCTTGTGTCATAGTCTGTTTGTCCATAGTATAAGTTATTATAAAATAATTGCCTGCAGGTGCTACCTGCTAAATCATTGAGGCGAGTTGGTATAGGTTGTTATTGGTACCACTTAGTAGCTTCATTGTGATATAACGAATAGCATCTATAGCGTGGTTGTGGTTATCTATGGGGATACCTGCTTTCTTGTCATTCCAAGCGTAATTCTTTAGCTCCTTCATCACGTTGAAACTCTCAGGCGTTACCATTAACTTATAATTGAGCATTGTTGTTATGCCTGCCGATACGCTGCCTGCTCCTTTCTCGCAAGGCTCTATGTTTAGCCCCTTGTCTCTTAGGTCTGCAATCAGACGAGGTTCGGCACTATCAGCTACAATAAGGTCGTCAGGGCGATCTATCAAAGTGCTATTTAGTTGATATAGCCCATCAGAGGATAATTGCTTGTTATTATAGTACTTTTCATCAATGTAAATGATTTTGCTACGATTATCCACGGCTACTTTGATGAGTGTATCTGGGTCAATGCTAAATCCGTAATCTTGTCCGTATCCATAAGGCAGTGAAGTATCAAATTCTCCCATCTCCCAATTGGTGAATATTACCCCTTCGGATACATCAGCCCAGCGACCTATGATTTTTTGAGCGTATTTGGTTTTGTTGAATAGGGATTGACTAAAGAATCCTCTCTCATTAGTAGCTTGTGCGAGGCTTTGGGCTTTTATCTCCTCAATCTGCTTAAAAAACTGCTCATTGAGGTTTTCTATATTATCAAAGTAGGTAGTATGAATGTGCAATACGTCTGGGTGGGTGGATATTTGCACTTCTACTCCGTCAATCTTTACTATTTTATGTGTTTTTTCAATGTACTTCTTATAAATGAAATGCTCGGCATTGGAGGGGTTCAAAATAAGGATAACCCGCAACTGCACCCCCTTTTGACGAATAGAAAGGATTAGTTTTTCGTAATCCTCTTCTGATAGCCATTCTTCCATTTCATCACCTACGAAAGTAGTAATACCATGTAAGGATTTGAGGTTAGCCGTTTGGTTTCCTGATGAGGTCTTAATCCCTTTGAATAGTATTTCAGAACCTGAAAAGGTGTTTTTGATAGCTGTTTTGGTGATACTGAAATACGCCTGTGTCCCTTCTGCTTCTATCTTTTCCTCAAACTCAGGAATAATAGAACTATGAGCAGATACCATGGTATAACGGCTAAATAGTATCTTATGCCCTGCCTCAAAAGATAAGCGTTCCAAGAAGGTAGAGGCGTTGTACGACTTGCCCGACCCCCTTCCTCCGGAGAGTATGATAATAAACTTATCTTTGTTCAAGTACAAAGGATCATATACTGGTTGAGTCTTAATCATTGTTCTTATTGTTGTTCTTGAGCCATTGGGAAATGTCGATAGAGCCTTGTACAGACACTTCCTCTTTTATGCCGTCGTCTGTTTTGAAGGTGGATAGTACTGTTTGCATAGCTGTCATACGAGTACGATAATCAACTGGCACTTCACGGAATTGATTAGGTATTACAGTACCATCTTCATCAGTAAGAGGCTCACGAATAACACCCATAATAGCAATGACAGACACCAAGTTTGATACATCATTGAATGTACGTGCTCGATAGGCTTTTTGTACCATTTCCAATTCAGGATTTTTACGAATACGCCCATATACAGATGGATAGGTAACGCCAAGTATTTCGGCAGCTTTAGTAGGTTGTCCGTTAGCCTTGATAAGAGCTTGTTTAAGCTCCTCGTCGGTATATTTTTCGTTATCTATCTTCTTACGTGGTTTCATATCAAAAGTTATTAAATGTTAATTAATCTATCCGTTCTATACTATTAGAAAATTCCTCTCCAATAATCATTTTTTCGTAAGGATCATAACCCATACGTATCATAAAAGCCTCTTTGTGTTTAGGGTTTTGAAACTTGACCACTACATAAGATAGCATACCTCCATCCTTGTCTGAATTATTGGTGTTACTGATACGGTCTTTTACTTTCTGTATTTCGTTGTGTCGTGCGATTTGGTTCTCAGGAGTATCCTCATAGAAATTTACAGAGCGGTCAATATTGCGATTTTCCTCACTCTCTTTGGTAGCCTCGTCAATGGCTTGTAGAGCTTCATCTTCTTCTGTGTTTTTTGACCATTGTTGAGTTATGGAAGTGTCATTAAAGGAATAAGACGAATAATTATCTACACTTACACTATACATAGAAACATCAAAATCAGTTAATCCTGCTTCTTGGTAGTTATCAAGGTCAGGAACTAAAGCACGCATCAGGTCATCATCTAAGGGTGTTTGGCTTTTGGTGTGCCATATATTACGAGCTTTTTCTGTTTTAAGGTCAAACTCGGCAACTTCCACTTTGATAGGATAATCTGTTTCAGGAGTGCCGTTATACTTGTGATATAGGTCATGTGCCATTACTCGCTTGTGTCCATCAATAAGATTACCTGTTACTTTATTCCAAACAATGCCACCATAGAAACCATTCTTTTTAAGGTCTTTTAAGATTGCTTTTACCTGCTCGTCTGTGTGCTTCTTTGGGTTATATGGAGCAAAGTGTATTTCTGATCTGTTTATGGTTTGTGTTTCTGATTGCTTAAACTCTTTCATTGGTTTGTGTTTTTTAAGGTTCTTGATGTAGGGCTACTTCAGCATAAGGAAACTCTTGGAGTATCTTTTTTAGGTCATTAGGGTAGTACTTTTGAAGGAATGATAAGGTCTCATAATCTAACCCTACCCCTTGACTTACAGATTTAGCTACATATACCATTGGTTTGATAAGGTTACGATTAGCTATGTACTGTAATACTTCTTTGTTTGTCCATAATGCTAATGGATATACCATACCTTTGGGAGAGGTGAAAGTAGGCGCCCACATTTTAAGGCGCATGCGTTTCATAAAACCATCTACGCCTTTCATTCCTGAAAAGGCATATTGTGAGTTGCATTCTTGCATTACAGATTGTTCAATCTCACCTATTTTACGTACTTTTGTATCAGGTTCTTCATCACAGAAAAAGCCGTTTTTCTTGATAACATCTAACATCAGATGTGGAATTTGACGTACTTCTACATTGGGATATTTCTTTATAGCCCAGTCTATGTATATCTATATATGCTCTAAGTCTTTTACAAGGTACATAAAATAGCATATTACCTTTTTAAAGCGAGGTGCGAGCATATCAAGCAAAGCAATACTATCTTTACCCCCTGCTGAATAGAATAATACAGCCGTATCCGTTTGGGTACGGATAGACTGTATTATTGCTTGTGTTTGTGCGAATTTAGACATAATGTTATCCTTTTACACCAAATGCCGCTCTTAAGTCAGCTCTACGTTGTTCTCGTGTGATGTAACGTCCACCATGACTTGTTTTACCTGTTGATGGGTCTGTTGCCCCTCGTCTGCCACCACTATAACCAGAAGTGGCAAATACTGTTACTTTCTTTGCCATAATAAAAAGTGTTTTTAAATGATTGTATAATAAAAAGAGAGGTTGCAAGTAATTAAAGTTCTTGCAACCTCTCTTAAGCTATGTAATTCTATTCTTTTACTTAAAGAATTTTTCTGTGTTTTTGTGTTCGATTACCTTACCTAACTTAAATTCAATACCTATGTAAGGGTATTCATCACCTTCAAACTCATAGGTCATTTGTCTGCCTTTTTCATCAATGTAATCATGCCAATTGGTATCTATTATTTCGACTATTAATTCAGGATTTGTTCCTGATGTTTTTCTACCATTAATTAACCTTAAGGCGTCATATTTTTGTATTTCGTTTTCACCTTTATCATTGACATAAAAATATCTATTAATCAATTTAGGTGTGTCGCAAAGGCGCGTTTCAATTTTTTGCACCCCCTTTAAGATAGCTTCAAAGTTATCACCTGTAATTTGTAATGTTAGTATTTTCATTTATTACCTTGTATTAAGTTGCAATATTATTTCAAAGACCCTTATATACCCTCTGGTATATAGGGCAAAGGTACGATATAGGTCGCAAAGGGCTGCTATGTTCGTTTGTATAAAATTCGTATTTTTTTTGAATATTTTTTGTTCTGATACATCTGCAAAGATACGAAAATAATTTTAACTGCTTCAAAAATGAAGGGCATTTTATACCACGTCTAAGATGTTAAATTTATAGAATGAACGCCATTCGTTTTTGACCGTATCAAAGTAGGTAAAAAGATTCTCATTAGGTTTGCGGTTGGTTGTGGTAGGGGGTGTGTTTGACAATGTGCCAAAGGCTTGACGTATTGAGCCGTCTAATTTCTTGTAGTGAAATTCTACTATCTGGCTTTTCATTTTAGCTTTGAGCTTGATATTTGCCCATGCTTTTTTGAGGCACTCTGAAAAGGTATAACCAGTTTGCTTGAAGAATTGCCATGCAAGGCAAAAGACTGTTTTTTTATCTGTATTTTTCATTTTGGTAGTGTTTAAAAGGTTTAATTTGAGCCCTTGCCAGTAGCGAACTGGGTAACCTCTGGAAAGGTTCAAGGGCGGGTGAAAATGTTAGTTATTGAGATATGTTTTAGCGACGCCTTCGTAATCGCATTTTCTTAAGCAATCAAGCTCTCTGTGGTAGTTAATATTTTCAAAAAGGCATTCAATAAATAGTGCTTTTTGAAAGTTGTTTTTTATGATTGCTTTTTCGTGTTCTAACATATATCTCATTAATTCAGTAAATGTTAAACCATAGTCAAGCGCTTTGCTTGTTTGACTGATTTTTCGCCATTCTTTGTCTGATAAGGTTAATTTTTCAATCTCTGATTGATAGGCGATTATTTGTTCTAATGTTAGCATTATATGATGTATTTATATTGTTATTAAATTTTTGAGCCTTTTTGCGCCTTGCTCAGGGCTTTGATGTTAGTTATTTAATGAATGAACATCGTAACGGGCGCAAGTGTATTTTGCTTCAAGTTTTTCGAGTGCTTTTGGTGTTACGAAGTAGATACCTTCAGTATATTCTGACTTCTTTATACCACGCCCCTTGAGTTCTAACTTGGTGCGTACTTCATAATTGTTATAACACCATTCAAAAAATATTTGAGGTTCTTGTTTTTTTTCTACTGCTTTCATATTCGTATTATTTAATGATTAATATTCTTGTTTCATTTTGACAGTGCAAAGGTAAAACAAATAATTTAATTAAACAAATAATTTAATGATTATTTTTTGAGTTCAAGAAATATTTTTTGTAAGTAGTTGATTTTAAGTAACAAATAAAATGTTAAACTTTTTATTTAATAAATAATACGTTTAATATAAAAGTATTTTGTATCTTTGCACCACTAAATAAATGACAAATGAAACTACGTATAAAAGAAGTTCAGCAAAAAAAAGAGGTTAAAAATGTAGATATTGCTAATAACTTAGGTATGACACCCCAAATGATAGCATATTATCATACAGGAGATAGAACCCCAACATTTGCGACATTGGAAAAGATAGCAGAGTATTTGCAGTGTAATGCTTTGGAGCTGCTCGCTCCTCCTGAAGGCTTCACCCACTTCTACGATGAGCAGGGGTGTTGGTTAGGGATTGTCAGGAAGTACCCTTATCAGGATAAGGAAGCGGACGTCTTGCAACAAAAGGAGCAGTACGAGCAGGATAAAGAAAACACCACTCTATAGTTTAGGAGTAGTGTTGTTGTTGAAAGAAATTAATAAACTAATATGAAAATGGTATAGAATTACAATATTTTATCCTCTACTTCTTTGCAAAGTTGTCGGTATTCTGTATTCTCGCACATGCTAATATGTTCTTTGCGATAATAGGCAGCGCTTGTGATAGGAATATCTAAGAAAGCAGCTACTTCTTTTTGTGTAGAAAAAGAATGTTTATAAGCTAATCCGCAGAACAATTTCAGGTATACATTTCTCCCTTTCAGAGGTTCTTGGGTGATGTCCTCAATGGCTGTTTTAATTTTTTCAAGCATGGTATATCAGTTGTTAGTTTTTCTTCAACGATCCTTTTAAACTCCTCAAAGGAATAGCATACAGCGTAAGTATGTCCGAGAGTTTCGGCTATTTTTTGAAAGTCTTTTTGATTGTCTGTTTGTTTGTTCCCTTTTACCTTCATCTCGATATAAAGGCTTTTACCTTGGGGGAGCATAATTACTAAGTCAGCCACTCCTGCGAGTACTCCCTCAGCTTTGAGGCGTTGCGCTTCTCGTACATTTCGACTGCCACCATTAGGGACGGCGTATATCACGAGGTGCGGGTATTGATACCTAAACCATTTTACACAAGATGTTTGTAGGGTGCTTTCTTGGTGTTTCATAAAGGTACATTACTTTTTATTGTCACTTTAAATTTTTTGCCACTGTACTCTTTTTTGAATTTTCTTACAATTCTTCTTAAAAAGACTAATCCAAAAGCTTCTTCTACTTGAAGCACTATCTTACGAGTTACCATAGATAGGTTTTTAGGAGCAAATTCAAAATCCTTAAGGTGTTGTATTTTTTTTAAGGCTTCATCTTTGGTTATCATTCCTAAGTCATAATTCATAATATGACCTATTACATACATAGCAAGTTGTCCGTAACATCTGAATAATGGAACTGAGTTGTTATATTCTACATCAGCGCAAAAAGCATATACATCTTGCGGGTCAATGTTTAGTGTTTTTAGTACTCCTTCGTATGATTTCATTTCCTTAGTAAGGTTAATACACTTATCTGCTTGCTCGTTCTTATCACAGATAAAATCTTGAGGAGAGGTTTGCCCTCCAAATATATCATTTATCATATTGGATACATTCTCCGCTGTGTGATAGTCATTCTTTGACTTCATTAAGGATTGATGTAGGCATCTCTGGCTGTATAAATGGGCATACTTAATAAGAAGAAATGCTTTCATTATACGAAGACTCCTTTTTAGCTGTCTGCTGTTCTTGTTCTTTATCTTAGGGGTTATTACATTTGTTGTCATTAGGCGGCTTTGTAGTTAATTTATTAAGGCTTTAGGTGTGTATTTTCTTCCATATAACTTTCGGAGGTAGGTTATTAGTTCGTCAAATGACTTTATGAAATCATCTCCTATAAGGTCAGCCACTTTTTGTTGTAGTTGGAAAAGTTCTACTTGCTTGTTTTCTTCTCCTACTTCATTACGCATAGCGTGCTTGTGATCTCCAAAAACTATAAAATTCAACCCTTGTGCTATCTTTTTCATAGCCATAGGCATAAGCTGTTTAGGAACGATAGTCGCTACATGTGAAGCTAATATTTTATAGCTATCTCCTGCAAGGTTTCGGTACTTAATCATTTCATCAGATACAAATCTTAATACATCATATTTGAAATAAGGATTAAGCCACATAGCAAAGTCAATAAACAACATAGGGTGCATCCAAGTACCTCCTTTATTTCCTCTGTTTGCTGTATATACAGAATTTTTATTACTAAGATTCTCCTTTGATAGTATGACGCCTATATATTCTTGTGTAGATTTATTTGAGAAAAACTCTTTAATATCCTTCTCTTTCAAATGGGGGGAATTCCCCCTATTTAAATTTTCATTGATTTGGTCAAAATTTATATCATTTAAATTTACATTCCTTACGAACTCATTCCATTGTTTTAATAAGGTGGTAGCATTGAAAAATCCATCCTTAGTACGCTGGATAACATCAAAGTTACCCATTTTACGAATCATGTTTTGGTTTGTCTTCATAACCTGAAATATAATATTAGATTGTTAAATCTTTACAAAGCGCAAAGGTACAAAAATATTTAAACTATTCCTACAATTTTTTTATATAATTATCTGAAAATGAGTAACATTTACACATGCAAAAACGTATGTAAAAACGACAATAAAACCAACAATAAATATAACTCATTTTGTTAAATTGTAATTTTAAAGCCAAGTAAATAAAGGGTTACGAGGATACAGAAATAAGCTCCTTGTAACCCTAAATCATTACTTTTTTACTCGTAAAATACTATTAATTTAGCATCTTTTGCCATAGCATGTTCTATCCTTGCTCCTTGACTTTCCTCCCATCCTTGTAGCATGTATATACCCTCACATTGTAATAGATTAGCAATATCCTTTGCAATATGTGCTTCCCAAGGGTCTGTTTCAGACAATCCATTACAAAGAGGATTGGTAACCTCGTGTCCTAATGATTGGAGCTTGTCAGCAACATCACTAAATCGCTTGCGTGTTTGAGTTAGGTCTGTGCCGCTAATCTTTCCTGAGATATATAATTTCATATTCTTAACTTTTTGACAATGGTTTGCACTTGTTCCTTGAGTTGTTTCCGCGTGCATGTGTTATCAATCACAAAGTGAAAATAACTATCCGGCACATCGTCAAGGTCTGTTTCAGAGGGGTGGGTATCCATATTACCCATGTTTCTTTTTACACGGATAAAGATAGGATCAATTAGTTCCATCTGCTCATATTCTACCTTGAAGCGCATGTCTGTGATAATCACTCTTGGAAATTCGCATTTCTCGTAAGTTAAACGCCTTAGCATTAATTTAGCGAATATATCCTCCCCGAGGAGTTCTTTGTAAAAGTCAGCTGTCTTCCGATATAGCTCCCTTATGGTTAGGTTGCTCTGTATGCCATTGACAGCTACTAATAGGCTTTCTTTGTAAAGGTCTAGCGCATATGAGGCTGTTCCTACTGCTTGAGATACTATCTCTTTGACTGGATCAGCAAAGGCTCTTAGTGCGTATTTACGCTGGGTGTAGTCATTGAATAGATTGGCCACGGTGTCCTTACCTACTCTTTTCTTTCCTGATAGGACGATTAAGTTCTTATTCATAATTAAAATCAGATTTATCTTCAATATATTGCCTTAGACTTACAAATCCTCTTAAATTCTTATTGTATCCCTTTGCTTCATTAGGGACAGCTAAAATATTAAGACTCTCACTTTCTTCACACTTTCCTTTTATCCAAGTTTCATATTCATAATTAGCCATACATTTAGCTATATGCCCAAAGCAACTCCAATGTCCTGAATTTTTAAGTCTATCATACATTTCTCTTGCTTTTTCTATAGTAATTGTATTCTCATCACCAATCTTAGTATAAGATATTTTTGCAGTAAGACAAACAGACATCTTAATTATATCTTCTGTACTTATGTTTTCACCAAACTTTTCTTTTATTTCTTCTTCAAAAGGTATATGCCAAAAGTTGTCATAAAAATCACTTAAAGAATTAATATAAGAAGTAGGTTTAGATTCATTCAAAGCATCATACATTTTTTCTGCTAAATCCATAAAATGAATTTCTGCTTGTCCTTTGTTGTGTTGTAACCACCATAAATCATCTTTTTTTGATAATTGAGGAAACCTTTTAATGACATCTTTCTTACTTTTAAAGGAAGTTTCTGTATCACTTGCAGCTAACTCTAATACTTCATTTGAAATATCATAAATAGGACATCTTTGTTCAAACAAATGTTCAAAGGATTCACGAGTGCCTGTACAGAGTTGGGTAACCCACATCCACGGTTCGAGAATTCGATTAGCAAGTTGTTTCGTGACTCCATTGTTGTACAATTGATAAGCACTTTCTATGGCAGTGCTTTTTGCTATTAACCATTTAACTTCAAGATAATCTATTTCCTCTGGATTAGTTATGTATTCTGTACCTTGCATTCCTTTATGATGGGTTTGAAAGGCCAATGGCACGAAAGGTTCTTTATCGACAACCTCAACCATTTTCTCAAAAGGTATGGCACGAGATGAAGATGTATTTTTTTCTAACATTTTATAGGTATTAACTTCACTAAGAATAATACGTGGAAATGTCAGTTTATAGGTGATAATCTCTTCACCTGTATTAGCTCTTTTACTATGAGCTATGATTTCTGCTTTGTTGTTATTTTTCATCTTTTTACTGGTGTTATCTTTAAATAAATAGTCAATATTGAAATTATCAATGTTACCTAAGTTAATTTGTTCTTTGATGATGGCACCTGTATTATTTATAATTTGCATCATTTTCTTTTTTAATTAATCTTTCACAAATTTACCGTTAATCATTTTTCCAGTTCTTTCTTTGATTTCGTTGTAGGCGATATTTAGGCACTCCTCAAGGGTGGTGCTTTCTAAAAAAGCTATATTATGAAGGCTATTAAATAACTCTAACATATCATCGAAATCAGGTATACTGACTCCATTCCTTTTATATGCAAATTTACTCAATATAAGACTTAAATGAGAATTAACACCAACAGCAAGTAACACTTTATCCACCTTTTTACAAGGGAGTATTTCAGTTGCAGTCTCTATATACAATAATACATCTTCTACTATAAATTCGCAATAGTTAATAAGGCAAATCATAGTATCACCTATCGCATCTTGGATAGCAGATTTGTCATTGTCATAACACGCCTTAATAAGCTCGCCAACCTCCTCGTGTGTCTTAAGGAGTTGGTCAAATGGGGTGCTTTTCTTAAATATCCCCCTTCCTTTTGCCCACTCTTGGATAAGTGGGACGAGTTCTTGTATTGTTTTCATTGTTCTATAAATTTTAATCGTTTTGCTATTAATTCTACTATATCCACAGTTACGGCGTTCCCGATTAGCTTGTATCGTTGGGTACGAGCAATAGGTCAATGATTTTCATTTGCTTTTTGTTCTTTTTTCTCTTTATTAATGTCGTCCATGTGTAAATACATTATCTCAGTTAAATCGTTTGCGTATGCACTGAAAGCATTGAGTATCTGCGGGTCTATCTTATTGGCCTTTTCAAACTCTTCTACTACTTCGTTATTCTTCTTCTTGCATTCCATAAATACCTGTTTAAGTCTAAACCTTGGATAGCTTTCATCAATCATGTGAAGTAATTCACTGGTAGCTTTGCAATAGGATAATGCCATAATCATATAATGAGCCATATTTTCCCGCTTAAGGATTGGTTTTACTTGGTTTTTACGATAATCAGCTACAGCTATTTCCATGAGGTGTTGCGCTTCCCTTTCTGTGATTTGTAAGCCCCTCGCTCTTAGTTCTGTTAAAAATTTTGTACTTTTCATTTTAAAATGGACTGTTGTTTTTAGGGTCAATTTTTGGTAAATTATTTTCTTGTTGAATATTCATACTTACGCTTCCTCCTCGTTCAAAAAAGCGCATGTATTGTAGCTGGCAACCTATTATTATTCCTCCTGTTGTGCCATTGCGAAACTTTGAGATGATAACCTCTACCTCGTTATCGGTTGGCGTGCCGTCCTCCCATTGGGGTATCTGATAATATTCAGGACGATAGAGGAATAGTACATTGTCAGCATCCTGCTCTATGGCTCCCGATTCTCGAAGGTCTGAAAGCATAGGTCGTTTGTCGCCTCGTGTTTCTACTCCGCGGGATAGTTGGGATAGGGCAATGATGGGTATATCTAATTCCTTAGCCAACCCCTTGAGGGTACGGGATATTTCGCTTATCTCTTGGTCTCGTGTACGCCCTCTCTGGGAGTTACTGATGAGCTGGAGATAGTCTATGTAAATTATCTTTACCCCCTTTTCTCTCACCCACTTTTTCGCTTTGATTTTAAGCGATAACAGAGTGAGAAAAGGTTCGTCATCAATATACAGCGGCAATTTTCCGAATGAAGGGCGGAGACTTACAGCTACATCCATCTCACTCTGTGAAAGCGTGCCAATAGCTAACTTATTGCTATCTATCCCCGCATAGTTGGCAAATAGCCTTGCGGTTAGTTGTCGTGCGCTCATTTCGAGGGAGAATATCCCTACGGGGTAGCCTAATCGTGCCTGATGAAGCGCATCACTTAGAGCGTATGCCGTCTTTCCCATGGCAGGTCTTCCTGCTATGATTACAAGGTCGCTTGGTTGATAGCCATTTAGCTTGAGGTTAATATCTCTCACAGCCATAGGAATACTATCTCTTTCAGCTCTTGGTCTGAGTACTTCTGTCAGATAATCGCCTATCTCTTTCGGTTGTTTGATAGAAAGCCAATCAGAAATTTTATCAAGCTCTTTGTAGGAATTATCTAAGACTTCAAAGATGTCAGTATCCTCCTCGTACGACTGCTCTGCAAGGTTATAGCCTACCTCGATACTCTTTCTCTTAACATAAAGCTGCATAAGAAGTATGGCGTGGTTCTGTATGTGCGCTGAAGAGGATACCCTTTCTGTGAGCGCCACAAGGTAACTACCTCCTCCCGCTTCTTTGAGCTTGCCCGTTCTCTGAAGCTCCGTTTTCACGGTCATCATGTCCACCCCTTGCGAGGACTTGTATAGGGAGAGGATAGCGTCATAAACAAGGGCGTTTTTAGGGTTGTAAAACACATTCGTATCCTTCACCACCTCAACTACCTCAGAAACTCCTCGCTGCTCTATGAGCATACCCCCGATAACTATTCCCTCCAATTCTGGGTCATGTGGTATATTTTTATTTTGCATTTTAAAGGCTATTTTTTTAATAAACTATCTCGTTTCCGTATTCGTCAAAGCGGATACGTTTTGGTGGCGAAATTTGCGCTTGTGATTGCGTTATAGAGGGCGCGGTGTCTTTTCTTCGTACCTCCCATGTGCGTACCGCTGCTTTCCAGTCTTTCATTGGCTGACTACCTACTCTCCAACCTTTGGAACTGTAAAAGTCGCAGAATTGTTGCCCTGAAATACCATTCTTGCGCTCATCGCAATACATTTGCACTTCTTCAGGCGTTGGTACTGTGAAACGCTTTCGCCCGCCGCCGCTTTGCTCTTTTGGAGTTTGAATGGTCTCTATGGGAGATTCTGAATTTTCATTTTCCAAATCAGAAACCGCGACATCGTTTTTTTGTTTCTTTTTTTCTAAAAAAGAAATATTATCATTTACATTATCATTTACATTTACATTAGGGGTTTCAGTGGGGTTTTTTAGGGGTTTCGGTGGGGTTTCGGTGGGGTTTTCTTTTTTCGGTCTTCCCCCTTTTATCCCATGCTCTGCACCTTTTTTCCCATTAATATACCTTTGATTATTAGCTTCTATTTGTGGTTTTATAAGTTCCATTGCTACACTCACTACCTCGCCACATTCAGTAGTCTCACCTGTAATTCCATACTCAATTATGGCAAGTGCTAACTCAGCTTGAATGTCCCTCTTTTTTATCGCTCGGATAGCTTTTAAGAATGAACTATAAAACACGAAACTTTCTCTTTCCATTGGTGTTTATTTTAAATGAACGTGATAATTACTTCTTATGCTAATTTTTCTTGCATGTGGTAGTCTGCTTTGATTAGCAGGAATACCGCTCGTGATTGAGGGCGGAGTACCTTCTCCCAATCCTCATCAGCAAATGCATAATGCAATATAGCCATGGTTACTTTGGATTGTTCTGACTTAGGGAGATGGCTCATAGCTTTATACCAACTCTCTTTGAACGTTAAATCTTTTGTCATGTTTTTTAGTTTTTAAATCACTTGTCCTAAGCCCTCTCCTTGAGCATACACGCCAAGTACAAGCGAGGGCAAAAGACAAGGAAAAATGAATGAGTATTTATGATATTTTTTGCATTTCCTTTTCTTGTTGCTCTTTCTCCATTATCTCTATGAAGTCGAACAGGGTAGGTGTGCTTACTTTCTGTTTAGCGGATTCGCAATAAATTGCACCATCTAAAAAGTATTGAGGATTGAGTTCAAAACCAACTCCATAACGCCCCTTGAGGATAGCACGATAAGGCACTGTCATTAGCCCGCCAAAAGGATCTAATACTACATCTCCTTTATTGCTCATCTGCTCAATTATACGGTCAGCTATATCAAACTGCATTGGGCAAAGATGCATTTCTTTTCCTTTGCTCCATTGGGAACCATTGAGGGTAAGCATACGAGTAACATCCGTCCAAACTTCCTCACTCCAGCTTTGCGGCTGTAATAGCATAAAAGAAGTAGGTAATTTCCCATGAAGGTCAAGCGTTTCGGCTATCTTCACATTAAAATCATGATTGTATACATTTTCCAATGAAAAGCGTTTGTACTCCTGAAAAATAACATCGTGTGCTAATTTGGCCAATTCTTCAGGAAATAAACAACGATTCCCAGAGGATCGAGCAAAGCCATGAGCATCTATCTGCCATTTTGCACGTGTATACTCTTTTTTATCCTTTATTACAGGTTCGTCTGCATAAGCATTTGTTTTGTCTGTAGCTGGCTTTCTAAATAATAAGAGATATTCAGGCATTCCTACTCCCATTTTCGTTCCATCCTTACATTGTTCACTCCATCCTAAGCGGTAGGTTTGATTGTTCTCACGAACCACATCTGTAACAATGGTTTTCATTCCCATATAGGCGAAGCCGTGCTTGGTGTAGTGCTGTATGCAATCTACGTGAAAAGGATATACTGTTTGCACGCCCATTCCTGATAGCCCCATGGGTACGATACGGTCTTTTACGTGTATAGCTGCTATCCTGCCAGGCTGTAACACTCGGAACAAATTAGGGGTGAGATAGTCCATTTGCTTAAAAAACTCCTCATTACTTTCAGAGTGTCCAAAATCAGCATAATTAGGAGAGTACTCATATTGGGTACTGAAGGGTATTGAGGTTAGGATAAGTCCCACACTATTATCTTTCAAAGCGTGAGGGTTTTCTTTAGGGTCGAGTTCTAACACATTGTCATTGTTTACAATATGGTAATAATTATCCTTTATTTCCATACGCTCTACTCCTATTTTGCGGGTGAGTACTTGTGCCATTTCAGAATGAGATAGTCCGTATTTCTTGATTATTTCCGTCATATTCTTTACGAGTTTGTTGTGATTTTTCCACTTTGTTTCTAAGGTTTTTCGTACGTTTCGTTCGGCTTCTGTGTATATCAAATCCACACGTACCTTGTTCTTTTGGAGGAAGCGCTGTAAGCGGTGTATAGATTGGATAAAGTCGTTAAACTTATAGCCTATTCCTAAGTATATAGCCCAGCTACAATATCTTTGAAAGTTACATCCTGAGCCTGCTATTACGGGCTTTGCTCCTAACTCCTGCAGCTCTCCATACGAAAAAGCTCTGATAATCTCCTCACGCTTTTCAAAGTCTTGTGAGCCATATATAGATTTTAGCGTGGGGATAGCCTTTTCAATTGCTTTGCGTTCACTCTCTAAGTCGTGCCATATTACACGATGCGCTTCAGGGTCTTCTGCTCGGAGTTCTAACATCTTTTGGATACGATCCTCTAATGAGTCTCTTTTCTCCTTGGCAGAGGCTTGTAATCCTAACGCTACATCTTTAAACAAAAGCCCTTGTCCATGCTTATCAAACCCCGCGTCTAAGTGATTGGTAGGTATTTCATGCCAACGCAAATCTAATTCAGGGAGGATATACCCTATATCGTCTGCTTCATTTTGGGTAATATCAGAAGGCTTTGTAACAAAAAGCCCCCAAGAGGATACCCATAACCAAAATTCCTCTTCTTTATGAGCATGTAGGGTAAGTTTGTCTGCTTTGGTACTATCACGCTTAAAGAAACGTGTTTTGGCTTGCGATACATCCATCACCCCTAAGAAGTCAGCATAAGCCAATAACTCAATATAATCATTAGGGGAGGGAGTGGCCGTGGCTACAAATCGGTATTTGATATTATCTGCTCCTCTGCGTTGTTGCATTGGGCCGGCATCACCTGTAAAAAGTCTCATAAACTCACGGAACGTTTTAGAGCCTCCCAAACCTCGGAGGATACTCGCCTCATCAAGGCTTGCTACCTGAAAGTGTCGAGGGTCTAATTTGCCGTCTCTGATACTTTCATAGTTGGTAAGGTATATACCATCCTTGTCCTCTGTTTCCTCGATTCGACGAATAAACTTAGGGGCTACCTCCCAGCCGAGAATATTCTTAGCGTCTTCGACAAACTCTTGTCTTACAGATAGCGGGCAAACTATTAGTCCTTTGCCACCTCCTAACTTTTGAAGGACTACCCTAACAGCTTCCAGCTGGGTAACGGTCTTATGTAGCCCAAAAGAAGCAAAGCAGGCACGCCTACCACCCTCTACCATCCACTTTACCATTAATCGGTTGTGGGGCTTCATTCGTGGGTTAATCTCATCAAGGCTACAAGGAAACCCTTGCTTAGGAGCTATCTTGATTTTGTTCTTTAAAAATTCTTGATACTCGTTCATTTTGATTTAAAATTAGAGATTTGATAAAGATTTATGCGCACTCAATCTCCTCTCAAATCGGTTGTTAATTATTTTTATAAGGAATTAATTTATAGTAATTTTCAATGTATATTAACCATTGAGGTTTTTCGGTTTTTTTGTTAAGATAATTCAGAAGCTCTGAATGATATTCATTAAATAAGGTCATCAATTCCATATTAGGTAACTCTCCACCTAATATATTAAGTCGTTTTTGTGCTATATGAATATCTTGATTAAGTTTAACATTATGAGTACTTTCCTCTGTATAACCACCTATTTCTAGTACCCATGCTAATAGTTGACAACAACGTGCATCTGAAAGGACTTTTATTCCCGCCTGTTCTGCGGTATCCGTTATTAATTTATATAATGTTTTCATTTTTTTAATTAATGGTATATTCCGTATTCTTTCCATCCTTCTTGCTGACAATTGATAGGCGTATGAATGTCTGTATACACAAGGTAACGATAGAATGTTGTCCTAGACACCTTTAGTTTCTTGGCTATAACTGTTTTCTCTGTACCCTTTGCAAGTTCTTTTATTATCCATTCGTGCTTAATGGTACATTTATCATTAAGTTTACATCGAAAACCACGAGGATGTCCAAGCTTCACACCTTCTGCTTTCTTTCTTGCCAAGGCCTCTTTGGTTCGTTGGCTGATAAGGTTACGTTCTATCTCAGCTGATAACCCAAAAGCAAAGGCAAGGACTTTGCTCTGTATATCATCGCCCAAGCGGTAGTTATCCTTGATTGTCCAAACACGACACTCTTTTGTCATGCAGATATTTAGTATCTCCATAATCATGAAGAGATTTCTACCCAGACGAGACAATTCGCTACAGATGATTATATCATCCTTTTGTACTTTACGCAATAGTCGCCCAAGTTGTCGCTTGGAGTAGTTTTTTGTACCACTGATAGTTTCCTCTATCCAGTCATCAATTGAAAGATTTTGATGCTTACAAAAATTACTAATCTCAAAACGTTGGTTTTCTACTGTTTGTTTATCGGAACTCACCCGAATATATCCGTATACCATAATTATCAATTCATTTGTTATAGCCCCCGCTCACGGCTCGAACGTGAGAGCTTGCCTATTGGGGTACACAATGGTACATTATAACATTGCTTATTTTACTTTAAATCTTGCTTATTTACTTTTTTACGTTGGTTTTTAGATAGTTAAGAATGATTTTTTACCTTGCTTAACGAGAGGTGAAAATTGCTTATTTCTCTCTTTTCCTATAAAACCAATATTTCAGGTAACCAATCCTAAATATTTTGTTCAACTTTTTCTCATCAATAGGCGTTGCTAAAATGTTATATGTGGCTTTCTTGTGTCTTTTTAGTTGCCAATGGTCAGATAGTTCAGCATTATATTCAGCGACTAATATCCCTGCGTGTTCAGGTACTAAATCCTTTATCTTATCTAAGATATAGTAAGGAACGGCATAATAAAACTGCTTGATATTACCCTCATGATTGTGTTTCTTCTTGAAATCAGCTTTAAAATCACTTACAGATACTTTTATTTCAATCTCTCGGAGAAAATAATTCTTAGTAACTGATAATATATCGCATTCGTGGGTAACAATATTTTCAACTCTATATCCTCGCTTGCTATCATCATCATACCTTACAGCATTAAGCCGTGAGAATTTAGGAACTATTACAAGGCTTGACTTTTCAAAGTAATCATATATCAATAGCTCCATTTGTGGAGTGGTTATAGTTTCTTTGTTCATTTTAAACTTGCTTAATAATACCTCCCTTGTAAATTATTCACTTGTCTTTCTATCTCATTGAGAGAATTTAAATCATCAGGGGTTGGCAGGTATATACCCGCTTCCTTACTGGCATAGTCTCTGAAATTATCAATAGCGGTTGTCATTTCCTTTGTATTTAAATCTGCCGTGCTTCTCCACGCAGCCCTTACCTCTCCCGTTTTGTAATTCACATATTCAGTTAGGAATATTTGCGGATTAACTAACTTCTTAAATATATCTTGTTTCACGTATTCTGGGGTCTCTCCATATTCCAATGCAAACCACGAAAAAAGGAGATGAATGTAATTGTTCTGTGAGTAAGTACGCTTAGGCTTCTTTTCTGTGATTTCAAAAGTCTTTTTCTTTTCGATGAGAAACGCTAAACGCTCTTTTGCTCTTTGTATATCAAACTCGTTGCTTGCGTTGAAAATCATACTTTATTATCTTTGAAAGCAAGGCAGGACTCGAACCTGCATTTAGTCGCAAACCAAAGCGAACGTACGACTCGAACGTATCCTAATTCAGCCACTCAAGGCTGAGCGTCTTCCAATTTCGCCACTTGCTTTTTGTTATTCTAATTACCTAATATTACTGGCGTTCTGCCATCTGTGATAATTACTTTGTTAGAGGTCTTACCTAACATCTCAATATATTGCTGCATTAGGATTTCTCTTGTAAGCCCTACCGATTGTACTTTGTTTGTTTCGGCGTCTATTTTTGCCTTTTCTAATAGCATTCTTGAGGTCTCTAACTCGTTTTTTACTCTATTGGCTTCTTGGATAGCCTTGTTTCTATCTTCTACTGCTTTCAGCATTGAAGCAGGAGGTTTAAGCCCTGATGTAAGAGTAGTAAGATCAAAGAATTTCGTCTTAAACTCCTCTTTCAATCTTCTTTGTACTGATAGTTCAAACTTACCTAAGTTATTCATAAGGCTGTCAGTGGTGTAGTTTCTTGCTTCCTCACGATAAGCGTCTGTAACACGTTTGTTAAGTACATTGGCTTCTACATTGTCAAAGAACGTTTCAGGGTCTTGTATTCGGTAGTTTTTATAGTTAAACACAATCTCAGCCCCTTTGCCACGAATAGGCGTATAAGTGTAGGAAGGATCTACTGTAAATACCCCCGCATCTTTTGCTGTGATTTCCACCACATCAGGGTCTCCTGCTTGTTCCCACATTGGCACTTGATACAGCTCACTACCTGGACCTAATATCCCTTGCGCTCCTGTTACAATTTTGAACGAATTGATACCATTTCGTCCGTACTCTGTCATTAGAACCCCTTCATAGTTGGGTTCAGGTCTGTTACAACCCACTAAGGAGGCTATAACACAGAAAAGAAAAAACATCTTTTTCATCTGATATAAAAATTAAATTAGTTACTGAAAAACTTGTTGTAAGGGAAAGCAATCAGTATAAGAATTGCTACAAGTAACCCTACAATCCATAAGTAAGGGAGTTCACTCCTGAATAATACCATTACTCCAAATGTTAATAATACTAACAGAATAATGAATGCTAATGCTCGTATTGCTATTTTTCTCATCATAATAAAGGTTTAGCAATTTCCAACAAATCTATCTGCTCTTCAAGAAATTTATTTCTAATTTCCTTTGATTTAAAAGATAAGACCCTTTTATAACTATAATTTTCTTCACATTTTATCTTATCATTTTCTGTGAGTATTACAGATTTATTTTCATAATCATTTTTCCAATCTGGTTTCCAACCTTCGTTATAGTAATCTCGAATAATTGTCAGTTTTCTAAGGGCTTCAAATGCAGAATAATTCTCATCTTTTGTGAAATAGGTTGCTTTTGAATCATCACTTATTGAAACATCATACTTATTGTTTTCTAATAACCATTTGATAGCGTCTTCAAAAATTGGTGCAGGTGCTTTTTGTTCAAAGCCTTGAAACTCTATTTTATATGGTTTAGTCGAAAGCGTTGGAATATTCTCTTTCCTAAAACAACCTTCTAAGTCGTAATAATGTATTGACATCTTTTTATTAAAACAAACTCCTAAAGGATATTTACTCTCATCTTCATGTATTTTTACAACTTTACCTTCCATATCAGGAAAGTTTATTTGGTCATAGACCTTCATTCCTACTTTAAATACTGTTTTCATTTTTTCTTTATTTTTAGTTACTAAAAAGGTAATCCATCCTCTCCATATATCGCAGGGTTAGGCTCTTTACCGTTGTTATCAAATATCTGCGGCTGTTGTACCTGCTGAGGTGCTCTTTGTGGAGGATGTGCAGGTGCTGCTTGTGCAACTGGCTGCTGTGGTGCTTGCTGATTGGCTACATTGGTAGTCTGTATCACCTCAATTTTCCACCCCTCAATTGTGTTAAAGTACTTGGTCTCTCCTTGAGGGTTTGTCCATTCACGCCCTCGGATATTAATATATACTTTTACATTTTGCCCAACTTGCAAGCTGTCTAAGAGGTCGCAACGCTGCTGGGTAAATTGAATGATGATCGTTTGTGGATATTGCTCCTCTGTTACTATCACCAAATCCCGCTTCTCAAAGCCATTTTGTCCTATTATCTGAGAGGTGAATATTTGCTTTATTCTTCCTTGTATTTCCATATTTTTTTAATTTTGTTTTATAATGATACTGTCTTTTCGGTAATTTACTTCAGGAAGCTCTAACAGCTCCCCATTCTCATCTACTGGTAACAAGCCTTTCTCTTTGTTAATGAATGCAGATTTGTACTTATCTTCTATCTCTTTAAGATTGTCAGATGCTATTCGCCATTCTCTTATCCCCTTGAAGTTAAAGGTTCGCCCGCCGCTTCTTACCTCGAACTTAGCGCCCTTGTAGCTGCCTGAATTGTATTCTATCTGTGCAAGGATCTGCTCTTCATGCTCTTGTTCAAAGGCTTTTACAGCTTCGATATATGCTTCACATTCTTTTTTTTGTTCCCTGAAAGCGAGGACGGCTTCCAATATCGGCATCTCGCCGTCCTCTACTTTTTGGCACTTAGCGACAAATTCATCTTGTAGCTGTTGGAATAATTCTTTACTGTACCCCATTTTGTCTGTTATTTAATAATTCTTGTATTTTTGCTTCTACTTCCTTGCTTACCTTGTAGTACTTCTTAACATCATTAATGTTATTTATCTTTCCTTCTCCGATAGCATTAGCTACATTAAGCCATTCTTTAGTCATATTCTTTTCTTTATCTAACACATTAAGCCAATGTAGCTCTTTTGTAGGTGTTTGAGGTGCGGGAGTGCTTGCATTGTTTCCATCATCATCATCAGCCCCGATGCATACCAGAGATTGTAGTCCATAGCGCCTTGCGTATGTAATTCCAGACCCTTGCGCTTGGGCATCGTTCTGCCTTGCATATATTATCTCTGTTAAACTCTCCATAGTCTGCCCGCTTTCATGTAAGAGGAGTGTTTTTACATAGTTCTTACCATCTATTGTTATTAAGGGCTGTAATACTGCTATACCATGTTTATTAAGCGTAGGTATCACTGCTTCACGTACTGCATTAAGGTCTGCGTATTTGTTTTTTAGGAAAGGGTTTGTCGTTCCCTTGACGGCATTTGCCATTTCACTCTGTGCCTTGATAAATGCCTTTGCGATTTCTGTCTGGTTCTCATTCATTTTTATATAATTTTACTTGTTATTTATTCTTCATATTGGCTTAATCTATACCTGAACTCAGCCGCTATATTCTGCCTTGTCACATCTATATAATTGATATAGTCATTAATGGGTACTTCACGAGTTACTTTGCTATCAATAGGAAGTGAAATAAACCCTATCACCCTATCACTATCAGCGCCAAAGCCCCATATATAACGCTCGTCTATTCTGTCAATCTGTACGAGCCAATCGCCTATCTCATAGCATTTGCCCTTTTCTATAATTGTTTTCATTGTTCTTTGCTTTTAGTGGTTACTTTTTCAAGTGTATCGCCGTCGTATAGTCCGTAACAACCTTTAGTGAACCTTACCTTGACTATCTCAAGACCTTCATTATTAATTACCTCTACTACGACCCCTACCTTGCCACGCTGTCCGTGAGGGTCTGTTGTTATAAAGGGATTAAACCTTACTATATCATTTACTTTCATATTACCATGTATAAGATGTTGCTAAATCTGGGTATATATCAGTATCTTTAAATTGAAATTCTTCATTAGCTCGGTTGGTGAGTACTGTTGTTAATACACTTTCTTGCATTTCAGTAACCTTAACTTCTTGAAAGTTGATGTATATATGCTGTATCTCTACACTATGGCAGCTTGAATTATTGTTACACTCGCAACGGGTCGTTACATCATAATAGATAGCGCAATACCAATCATCTGGATAATCGTCTTCTGTGATAAACTCACAACTGAAAGACCTGTGACTATCTTCTCTCAAGTCCAACAAGTCGCTATAATAATAGCGTTGCTTGCGTTCTTCGCTGAGTACTCGCTCAAACTCGGTATTTGTCATTGTTCTCATAGTTATACGTATCTTAATTGGGTTCTTTTAAGAAGTTGTAGAAAAGCCTCTTGCTCAGCTTGTGGTATCAAGCAGTCGTTATACTGCTCTTTCTGCTCGTAGTTTAGCTCGCTGTAACGGCGCTTTTCGTAGCACAAGTAACCGTTAATCACTTGTAGTTGTTGTTCTTGCAGTTTTTTTGCTTTTCTCTTGCGAGAAAATAATTTTTGTAGTAATTTTGCCATGATTTAAAATTTTGTTTGTTAAACAAATGCCTCGCATGCCAGCGGGGCTTTTTTTATTAGAGTTATGTAGTACTCACCTTTATCGGTGCGTATTTGTATATCACCATTCACTAATAACTTCTGTACAATATCTATATATACACGAGGATACATATACTTTTTACCAATCTTGAAAAACTGAACAAGTTGCAATTCTCTCAATTGTTGCATTATATCACGCCTTATAGGTAACCCTAAGGAATTACAGAACTGCTCACCCGTTACGTTTAATGAATCTATTGCTTTCATAATTATTCTACTTTAACTTCGTCAATTGAGTACCCGTAACTCTCATAGAGTGGCATTAGATTGACATTCAATAATGTGTTACTTCTTCTTCTGGCAGACTCTCGTATTGCTGTCTGTGTCTTTTGCATTATAAGTGCTATTTGTAGGCTTAATTCATTATTAGTTAATATCTCATTAGATATAGCCTCTGACAGCTTACCAGTAATGGTTCGTTTTTTTTTAACCTCTTTCATTGCTAATTGAATTATATTTACTAATTTTGTTGCGTAAAATGTTGCTCATTTTTCACGATGCAAAGATACGAAACATTTTGTAAAGTACAACACAAAAAGTAAATTATTTTATTGATAGATGTGTTAAATTTTTTAAGTGATTGATTTTTAAATATTTGTAACTATGAAATTATCTGAATTTGTAAAAGAAACAATAAACAGCGTAGTTTCTGGAGTCGTTTTATCTCAAAAAGACCTTGAAAAAACAAATGCAATCATCAACCCTTCTACGATTGATGAAAATGGTTTTATAAGCCTTAATTATGGAAATAAAAGAGTTATAAATATCTCTTTTGATGTAGCTGTTACAGTTGATAACATAGAAGGAGACGAAGCAGGTATTAAAGTATCTGTAGCTAATTTTTTCTCAGGAAAGGTTGGAGGGGAAACAAAAACGGCTAACCAAAAAGTTAGCCGAGTGTCGTTTGAAATTCCTGTTTTATTACCTATAAATGATGATTTAACAGAGCAAGGAATAAAAGAAAAACAAAAGAATTTGGAAATTATAAAGAGTTTGATGTAAAATTAAAATTTTCAAGATATTCCACCTTTATTTCCATTTCTCTATATTTTTCTATCACCATTTTATTGGTGTTCTTTAGAAGTTTATGCTTGAAATCTAAAGGAATGTTATTGTTAGCCACTTGACCTATAACTTGCCAACTCATTTTTTCATTATAAGCCAAAATAAGAGCCTTTTCAAGCTCCTTAATGTAGGATTGTAATTCTTTTTCTGTCATAACAAACGAATTTAAAATTAAAGCACAAAGGTATGAAAAATAATTCAGATACACAACAAAATGTAAAGCAACCTATTCCTATAAATGATAGATTTATGGAAGTGCTTAAACATTATAATTATTCAGGATATAAAATTTCTCAGGAAACTAATATATCTCAATCACAAATAACACATATTAAGAGCTACAGAAATAAGGTTAGTGACGATGTTATGGAGGAATTGTTGAAAAAATTCCCTGAAATCAGCAAGGACTGGCTGCTCACTGGCAATGGCTCTATGCTCGTCCCCCAGATAGAAGAAGTTGTACCAGAGGAGGAAGATGAAGACGATTTAGTATTATTCCTAAGAGACGAGCGCAAAGGGTATGATATTTCTCTGATTGATATTAATGAAAAAACACGTATCCCTGTAAAAACGCTTAAAGAGGTACAACAAGGTATAACAGAACTATCTACAAAGCAAAGAAATGCTTTATCTAAGTACATAGAGGAAGCGAGGGAGTATTTCCAAGATGAATCAATAGGGAAACCTGTTGGGAGACCTACGGGGTACTACTACCCTGAAGTATACGCAAAAGCAGGGTTTGATATTGCTGACTTTAACAATGAAATGCAGCGTATTCCCGTATATATACCTAACTTTGGTGACGATGTTACCTTTATAAATGTATATGGGGATAGTATGTATCCTAAGTACAAAGCAGGGGAAGTTATAGGAATTAAGCCAGTTGATTTCGTATATTTAGTATTCGGACATCCTTACGTGGTAGTGTTTGACAATGGAGATGTTAATATAAAGTATGTTCGCAAAGGTTCAGATGATCTTCATGTGAGTTTAGAAAGCGAGAATCCGAAATACGACCCTCGCGAGTATCCTCTTAAAATTATTCGTGCTTTTTATGCCGTAAAAGGAAGTGTAAAGAAAGAACGAATGTAAAAATGAACCAATAGTGAACCAAAGAAAGAATAAATATAATATAACTTACTGAAAATAAACAATATAAAAATAGATAACGACGTCCAGAACGTATACCACACCATGAAAGAAAGCGAAGAATAAGAAGCAATAACGGCGCCTTTTCTTGAGAGAAATTAGTTATAGGGATTGTTTATTTTTGTAGATACAAAGATAAACAATCCCTATTTTTTAATTATTCAAGAGCTTTTAAGAGATGGAATATGAATCATCCTTTACTATTTTGCTCCTAAGGATAAAAACACTTAGGAAAAAGAATATTGTAACTTTAGTTAGAGGCATTGATACATCGAGCAAAAGCATAGCAAACGCAAAACCTTACTCTTACAAGATTCTAAAGGTAAATTGGCAGCTACCCTATTGGTACCACTGAGATTACGAAGTTTTAATGAAAAAATTAGAAACAGATTTTTAGCTATGTTTTTTGAAAATATTTTAGGAAAAATATCCAGTCTATTGGGCACAAACACCCAGAAAAAGAAACCTACCTCCTGCTGGGTTTTTTACGCCAAAGAAGAATGTATCGGAGGCAGTCCCTATCCTTTGGAAGACTTCCAAAAAATAATAAATAACTATACCCAGCTAAACGACCATAATACCGAACTGCTACTTGGGACAATCCATGAAAAGGATACCTCAGGGATGATTTCCATTTGTTTGAAAGAGAACAATTCTCCCTCAGAAAGCTATAGTTCTTTTATCCCTCAAAGTATTATATTTGAAGATATTAACGAAAATGTACGCTATGCAATCTGCCGCATCAAGGACAAATGCGAGTGGGTGCGATAT